GGACGACCGGCGAAAGCATAAGACGATGGACCTGTGCGGCAACTGCGTCGATGAACTGTCCACCACGTACCTGATGGCCAGGTCCACCGCGGACGTCATGTAGCCCAACAAAAAGAATGCCCGATACCAGCGGTATCGGGCATTTCTTGTGCGGTCAGCCCAGCAGGCGTCCCAGGGTGTCGGCCGCGGCGCGCTGGGTCCGCGCGCTGATGTGGCCGTACGTGTTGATCGTCGTGGTGATGGACTCGTGCCCCATGCGCCGCTGGATCGTCGGCAGGTCGATGCCGTTACCGGCCAGCCAGGAACCGTGCGAGTGCCGGAGGTCGTGGACCTTCCGGCGGCGTGAGCGGACCTTGGTGATCCGCCGCATGGTTGGACCCCACACGTCGCGGTAGAACCCGTGGTAGGTCACCGGACCGCCCTCCACGGCGGTGAACAGGAAGTCGTCGGCCGAGCGTCCCTCGCCCAGCTTGACCAGCGTCTCGGCCAGCCCGGCGTCAATGGTGACCTCACGGACGGAGCGGGTTGTCTTCGGCCGGTCGATGTAGTAGCGGTTGTTGTCGTCCCGCTTCCAGGCTTTGTCGATGTTGACGTAGGGCACGTCGGCATCCGTGACGACGTCGCCGACGTAGAGCGCGGTCACCTCACCCCACCGCGCGCCCGTCCCGGCCAGTGTCTCCACCAGCGGTTGCCAGCGCTCCGGGATCTCGGCCAGGAGCGCCTTGTATTCTTCCGGCTCCATGAACTTCTTCTTATCCCCGGCACGGTTCCGGACCGGCAGGCGCATGCCCTTGCAGGGGTTGTCGTTGCGTACGCCTTCCTCGATCGCGGTGTTCATGATCGACGAGAGCAGGCCGTGGTAGTTCGCGATGGACTTGGGCGCGACGCCTTCGGCCTCCATTTCGTTCACCCACTCACGGACCTGGGACCGGGTCAGCTGGCCCGCGCGGATGGCACCGACGCCGGGCAGGATGTGGTTCTTGATGTCGCGCCGGTAGTCGGCGCGCGTGCGGTCCGTGACGCCGGTCAGGTTCCGGACGTGCGTCTCGGCGATCTCGGCCATCGACGGACCGTGCGCGCGGGATCTCGTGAACGCCTCGGTGGCCAGTGTGTACGACTGGCCGTTCGCGTTCAGATAGTCGCGGAGCAGTTCTGCCTGGCCCTTGGCGGCGAACGTCTCGGATGTCTGCTTGCCGTTGCCTTGCTCACGCCACACCACCTTGTAGCTCTTGGTGCCGTCGGACTTGGTGAGTTCTCTGATGCTGGCCATGGGTTGCCTCCTGTGTCAACGAATCACCGATCCGTGTCAACGTGTACCCATTTTATGCCGTTTGACGTGCCATTACTATGAGCGGCTGACGGGAATCGAACCCGTTGCGAACCGCGTAATGTAGCGGTACAAACGCATGAAGTGTGGGGGACGGTGGGGATCGGTGGGGATCAATACAGCAACCGTATCCACCGATGTTGACACGGTCAACAAAGAAATGGCTCCGGCCCACGTTCTAGACGTGAGCCGGAGCCACTTGTTACTAACCAGTATAGCTTGGTGTGCTATGGGACCACCAGTACCGTCCCGCAGTCCAGGACCACCACCTCATCGGCGGTCGTAACCTGCGCTCTGACACGGTACAGGCCGGGACTGAAGCCACTCAGCCGGAAGCACGGAAGACCGTCCACCAGTGTAGTCGCCGACCACGTACCGGCGGCGGCACCGTCCGGGACCACCGACGTCGCGATGCCGGTGGCACTCGTGATCCGAAGACCCAGCCTTTCAATGTCCAGCGGCACCCATTCACTGGTGCCGGAGGGGTAGCTATCACTCACCGGGTCATCCTTTCCATCGTCGTGTCGTGCCGTTCGTGGACCAGCGCCGCGCGCCGACCGTGCCGGACATCCGCCGGTCTGTAGCTCCGGACGCCCAGCGCCTTGGTGCGACCCGGCCAGCCCAGCGCCGGACTGTAGGCCCGACCGACCAGTGGCCACCGTGCTTCGGTTCCACCGTCAGCGTGCCGGTGCCCGAGAGCACCGCGCCGGCCGACGTCGCCGGAGTGGTCGCCGCGGTCAGCAGACCGGAGCCGGAGAGTGCCGCGGACGTGCTGGTCGCCAGGATCTTGCTGACGGTCAGCACGCCGGAGCCGGACATCGGAGCGCCCGCCTGGATGGCTGGCACCGGGCTTGAGCCGGTAAGCGTGCCAGCGCCGGTCAGCGCCACGTCCTGTCCATTGGATGACGCCGCCGACGCCGACAGCAGACCGGTGCCCGAGAGCGATGCCGGAGCCTGGATGGCCGGTGCCGTGGTAGCTGACAGCTGGCCGACGCCGGAGAGCGCCGCGGCCGCGGGGAAGCCGGGCGACTGGAAGACGGTCAGCGAGCCAGCACCCGAGAGTGACGCCGCGCCGGTGACCTGCTTCAGCGTCGCCGCCGTCAACGTACCGGCACCGGAAAGACCAGCCGCCCCCATCACGGCTGGTATTCCCGATGCAGTCAAGGTGCCGGTTCCGGACAGTGCCGCGTTCGCGGAGCCGGACCCAGCGCTGGAACTCGTCAGCGTGCCCGAGCCGGACAGCTGAGGTGCGCCTGGAACAGTGGGAGCACTGGACGCGGCCAGTGTGCCGGAACCGCCCAGCGCCGCCGTAGCGGCCCAGGATGGGCCACCCAAGGCAGTCAGTGCACCGGACCCCGACAAAGCCGCTGGGGCCGTCAGCGACGGCGTCCCGCTGGCAGTCAAAGACCCTGCCCCGGAGAGCGCCGCGGACGCAACCGTGCCCGACGTCGTGGACAGTGCACCGGAGCCTGTCAACGCGGCGGCGGTCCCGGCGGAGGGGATGACGGTGGCAGTCAGTGTGCCCGTACCGGTGAGCGCCGCGGCCTCGGGGACCGATGGCGCGACGGCGGCGGACAGTGCGCCGGAGCCAGACAGCGACGCGGTCCCGAGCACAGCGGCCGCGGCCGTCAATGAACCGGAACCAGAGAGCGCGGCAGACGCCGGAACCGACGGAGTGGTACTGACAGTCAGCGAACCGGAACCGGCCAATGCCGCGGCCTTCGGGACCGACGGCTTGGAGGTCGCCGCCAGCGCGCCCGAGCCGGACAGTGAAGCGGTGCCGACCACGACGGCGGAAGCCGTCAGCGAGCCAGTGCCGGACATCCCGGCGGACACGGGGACCGACGGTGCCACGGTAGCGGTGAGGCTACCCGCGCCGGACAGCGCCGCGACGTCCACCACAACGGCGGAAGCAGAGAGCGCGCCCGAGCCGGTGAGTGTGGCGTTGTCTGAGTACGCCGGGCTACTGGAGGCCGCGGTGATCGCGAACGACACACCCATGGCACCAGTCGTCGTGACGGCTGGATTGACCTGCCGTGTGCCGGTAGCAGAACCAGCCGTCACAGTCTCATGCGCGATGCAATGGCCCGCGTTCGTGGACGACGTGGACTTACTGGACGCCTCGCCGATCTCGGTCATCGTCGCCGTCAGCGCGGAGAACGGCGTCAGGAAGTTGCCGCTGGCCGCGTTGCGTCCGTTGAACACCGTGAACAGGTTCGTCCCGGTCGGCGTGATCGTCGGTGCGGTAATAGTCGTCGCGCCGGACGCCGCCTGTGTCACGGTCGCGGCAGTGTCCACGAACGTGGTGCCGTCCGCGCCGCGGACCAGGAACGGAGTCGCCGCCACGCGGCCGTTGGATGTGGCCACCGCGGGGTTGCCGTCGCCGGACACCCACTGACGGTAGAAGATGGCGAGCGCGTCCGACGTCGAACCGTTCGCGGAGTTCGTGGACGCCAGGATGTTCGTCCATCCGGACGGCGTCGTGATGGAACCGTTGGCCGCGTTCAGCGACACCACGATGATCGTGTAGTCACCGGTCGTCAGCCCGGGTGGAAGCGTGACCGTGGTGCTGGTGACGCTTGCCGTGGATTCGACGGAGGTTCCAGGGATGATCGTCAGCGGGCCGGCCGGACGGAGAGCGGCGACGATGCCACTCCAGGTCAGCGATGTCGCCGGGCTGTCCGTCCATGTCCTGGCAGTGGATGCGCCCGCGGCCGCAAGCGTCTCGTACGCGATCCGCTCACGCTTACCGGTGCCGGAAGTATCGGCGATGCTGGTGGTGCCCGTTGCCGTGGTGATGTCCGTAGCGCTGGCCGCGTCCACCGCGGTCTGATGCACGATGACCGTGTTCGCGCTGACGGTGGTGACCGTCGGGCCGGTGAATGAGGTGCCAGCAGACCCAGCGGCCGCGGCCGCGGTGACGTCCAGCGGGGCAAGTGTGTCTACGCCCGACCAGCGTTCCATGATGACCGATATGCGGCCAGCGGCGGAAGGTCCGGGGAAAGTAATGGTGCCAGTCTCAGTGCCGTCCGCGACTCGGTAGTACAGCGCGGTGGACGGACCGGTGGAGCTACCCCCGGCCTGGCTGGTCGCGAACGTCCAGCCAGACGGTGGGGTGGTGCCGATGTTGTTAGCGCCGACGGCCACGTGGGCCAACAGCACTTCCCCGGCGGTGATGCCGGTGGGGTAGGTAGCGGCCAAGCTTGTCGCCGACGATGACTCGGTGACCGCGGCCGTGCCTTGGAGCGCGATGGTCACTTCCTACCCCTTCCGGCTTAGTTCTGCGTGAAGGTGGGTGTGATGCTGTACGTCCCCTGAGACGCGAACGTCTGAGAGGTGATGTCGCATGCGGCCTCGTAGGTGCCAGCGGTCACCGCGGTGAACAGGCCGTACCCGACGACGGTGGTGGACGCCGGAACGTTGAACGCCTGGGCGGTAGCGGTGACCGCACCAGCGGACGCGGAACCCCAGGACGTGGCCAGGCGAGCGTACGCGGGCGAACCGCCGGACACCTCAGTACCGAACGCCGACGCGCTGGGCGCGGTCGTGCACAGGGCACCATAGGCACACACGCTCCCGAACTGGGTGGCAAGGGAGTTCTTGATGGCGGTGGTTTCGTAGGATGCCATGGTCCTAGCCTCCGATCAGGTGAGCGGGGTAGTGGGTTTCGCCGTCGTCGCCGCCGGGTCCGGGATCGTGCCCGGCCTCGTGATCGACGACCACTGACTGCCAACGCTTGTTCGCGTCGGCGACGTAGGCATCCAGGATCTCCACCGGCACGTAGTCGGTGGCCTCATGCCGGACGACCTGTCCGTCAGCGTTCAGGCTGACGGAGGTCATGGTGACCTTGCGCTTTTCGATCTTCGGCACCGGTCGGTTCCTTCCTTAGTTGGTTGCGGCGGGTGCCGCGGGGGTTTCCGCCGGAGCGGGATCTGGAGCCGGGTCCACCGGGGCGGGCGCGGCGGAGTTCACGATGGTGCCGACGGCAGGAGCGGGAGCAGGATCAGCAGGTACGGCCACGGCGGGAGTCAGCACGGCGAGTCCGGCGTCGCGCGCCGGGTCAGCCTTGAGGTACGCGCCCAGGGTGTAGGACGCGGCGACGACCAGGCCGTACACCAGCGGGGCGAAGTGGCCCAGGCCGGAGAGCATGTCCGGAGTGACGAACCCCAGCAGAGTGAGGATCAGCGTGGCGTAGGTGGACCAGTTCGCACCGGACACCACCTTCGGTGAGACGGGTGATTTTGCACCGGGGAGTTGCATGGTTACTGCCCTTCTTCTTCTCTGGATGATTCGAGTTCGGCGTCCATGTCACCGAGCTTCCTTTTGATGGCTGTGACATCCGCGGCTACGACCGCAAGCGCGGCTTCAGTGCGGGTCGTTGAGTCCTTGACGCTGGACCCGTTATTGAAATGGACCTCATGACTGACCGCGTTGAGCACGCGCGACTGGTCCTCGTTGACTTTCGCCATGGCATTCAGCTGTTCCGTGTGCGCGTTCTGCGTCACCTGGAGCTGGCTTTGGGAGGCTTCCATGTTGGCAAGGCGTTCCATGATGCCTGGCCGGGCCGGGACGCCGTTACGCGCCCTGGTCCCGGCCATGTCGTCGATCATGTGAACGAACTGGCCAATGGCCCGGAAGAACTTCCAGCCAAGCCCGCCGATCACCACAACGGTGCCGATCGCGGCTGAAATTGCTTCGATCAGGTTTGGGTCCACCACGGGTCCCCTTCCGTGTTGGGGTCCGTGTTAGGGGAGGTTCAACCACTGACCCGGGTAGATGAGGTCGTAGTTGATTCCCGGGTTGACCGCTTCGAGCGAAGCCAGTGAGACACCGAACTGGTTGGCGATCCCCGACATGGTGTCGCCGGGGTCCACCCGGCACCGGTGCACAGCGGCGACCGGAGCCGGGGCAGGAGCCGAACCGCCCGGCAGGATGATCTTCTGACCCGGGTAGATCAGGTCGTAGTTCATGCCGGGGTTAGCGGCCTCCAGCGCGGCCAGGCTGATGCCGTACTGGTTCGCGATGCCGCCCATGGTGTCGCCGGGGTCCACCGTGCAGTACGGCGGCAGGCCGGACGGTGCCGGTGCCGGAGCAGGGGCAGGAGCAGGCGCGGGAGCCGGGGCCGGAGCGGGTGCCGGGGCGGGAGCTACCGGGGTCACCTCGGACGCCTGTTCGATCACCGGGGCGGGCGTGCCGGTCGGCCGGCAGTAGGCGTGCCAGGTGTCAGCGTCGCCGTAGAGCACGTCAGCGTCCAGGCCACCCGAGTAACCCGGCAGGCGGGCGTTATCCGCGTACTGCCACATCAGCGGCGAGTTGCCGCCCCAGTTCACCGCCGGAGGCGCGTCGTTCGCGGCCGGGTTGCCCTGGTAGTCGTTGTAGCCCGACGTCGGGGAGGTCACCGCGTAGGAAGCGACCCACAGGCCGTAATCCGCGTTGTAGACCGGCGACCAGTCAGAGGTCGTCAGTTCGTTGGTGTTCAGGTAGATGACCGGCTTGACGCCGGTCGCGGCCTGGACAGCGTCGAGCCAGGCTTTGGCCCAGGCGACGTCGCGCCAGTTGTCACCCTCAAAGTCCAGGACCAGGAGGGTGTCGCCGTGGAGGTAGCCGGGCACGTTCGCCAGGAAGAACGCGGCCTCCGTGGCGGCGTCGCCCTGGAAGCCGGACTCGTGCGCGAAGTGGTAGATGCCGACCAGCTTCCCGGCGGCGCGGGCGGCCTGGTACTGAGCGTCACAGGCAGGGCTGACGTAGCCGTCGCCGCCGGTGGCCTTGATCAGGACAAAATCGGCCGGGACGGTAGACAGGTCAATGCCTGCCTGCCAGCCGGAAATGTCGATGCCGTACATGGACATGGGGTACTCACTTTCAGGGTTGGGGATACTGCGGGTTGGGGTGGTTTAGGCGGGGCCGATGTATTCGACTTCGACGTAGGTGCCGGAGTACCCGTCATTGCCATAGACGGACGCGGGCTGAAGCGCACGGATGCTGACCTTGTCTCCGGCCGTCAGCTTCCGGATCTGTGGGCTGAGGGTCATGAACTCATCGACCTGTTGTTTGGTCCACCACACGGAACAGCCGGAGCCACCGGCACCGTTGAGCATGACTTCGTACAGGGAACCTCCTGTGCCAGCCCCAGACGAGTAGGCCCGGCCCGTCAGCCGGTACAGGCCGGTGATGGGTACAACAAGAGCTTGGGTGCCCGAGTCGAAAGTCATGCCACCGCGGAGGATTTGCGCGGCCATGCCGGTCACCGGCGTTTGATTGGTGCCGCCGGTGAACCCGTCGGTCTTGCCCATGTGCCCGAAAGGTTTGGCCAAGCCGGTCGCGAGCGTGGTGATGTTGGCATTCGTGATAGAGGTGACGCCAGCACCGACCATGACCCATGCGAGCGCGATGGAGTTGTTCGGCAGTGACGGCGCGTTCGCGGGGTACGACGCTCCGGCAATGGCGGTGCCGGTGGCAACGGCGATCACCGGCGTGTTGGTAGCTCCGGCGTAGGCGGTGTCCGGCACGGCGGCGTAGATGACGTCGATGCGGGGGTTGGTCGCGTTCGACGTAGAAATGGTCACCGTGTAGGCCGCGTCGTTCAGGACGAAATACATGCCCTGCTTGCCGTAACCCTGGCTGGCCAGGTGCGCCAGGTTCGTGCCGTCGATCCAGGCGCGGCCGACACCAACCTGGACGCCCATGGCGGGGGTGCCCAGCTGGGTGACGGCCATGTCACCGGTCTGGACCAGCCCGCCGCCGTTCGGCACCAGAGATGAAATTGCTTGCCGGACGACGTCGGCGTTGATCGGGACGTTCTGGAGGGCAAAGGGGACAGCGGAAATGGTCATGTCACTTCACTCCGTACATTTGGCTGAGGTAAAAGGTGAAGTCGTGGACAGCGGCCAGCGTCGCCTGTCCGGTAAAGATCCCGAGCAGTGTGGTGACGTCCACCTGGACCTGCCGGATGAGGGTCACGTCATCGGTGGAGTAGCCCATGTTTTCCAGCTGGGCATCCGTGACCGTGGTCAGATAGTCGGTAATCTGCTTGGCGCGGGTGAGCATGTCGCGGGTGTCGGTGGCCAGGCCACCCAGCGCGATGTCCAGGTTGCCCTTCCCGACGGACCAGCCAACGGTCATGGTTCAGTCCTCCTTGATGGTGTACGGGTGGGGCGGTTCTGGATGCGGCGGCGGGTTGTTCGCCCGCGACTCGGGGTCATGCCACGCTTTGGGTGGTGCCGGAGTCTTGCCTCCGTTGAGTACCTGGACTTGCCGCCAAAGTTCCTGGACGACTTCGAGCAGGGCGACCGACAGGAGGTCATAGCGGAGGCCGTGGACCTTGCCGTCCATCCACTGGACGAGTTCGGGGACACCGGCTTCGAGCACCTGTTCGGCGATCAGGCCGTACTCCGTGTAGTCGTCGTTCCGCGGCTTCTCGTACGCGACCGGCCGGAGCGCCAGGACGCGCGCGGGGTCGATGCGGTGCCGCCGGACGTTCGCTTTGGTCCGGATGGTGGAGGTGTTCGTCCCGAAGTGGTTGCCCGAGTCGTTGCCGAACCAGGCCGCAAAGAATGACGTGCCGCCGACCGCGTGCGTATATCCGTACGGTGAGCCGTCGGCGCCGGCCGCGGAACCGACCTGGGACGTGATGTCGCCGCCCGAGTGCGTGTGCGGTGACGGCGCGAACGTGGACGGCTTGTTAGCGACGTTGGACCAGTCCACGGTGCCGCCGCCGACCTGGACCCAGGCACCGGACACCAGCGTCTCCACGCCGTAGTGCCCTGGGTTGGAGTTCGTCAACGGACCGAACCGGGCCACCGGGGAACCCGACGAGTCGTACGCCGTGACCGAACCGTCCGCGGTCAGCATCGCCGTGATTTCCTTGTTGGTGGAATCGAACGCGTGCACACCGTTCTGGTCCACCCGGATGCCGGGGTTACCGGCACCCTGCCCGGTGGATGCGTTCAACAGCCACGGCGTGGTCATGAGGTTCGCAAGGTCTTTTTCGATCTTGCTGAGCCGCTGGGCCAGGTTTACGTCCGGGCCAAGGTTGGCGTTAGGCACGGTGCCTCCTAGAACACTGGTGGGTGGTTCAGCGTGAGGGTGACGGAGGGGACGCCCTGGTCGGGCACCTTGACGTCGTACGCGACGATGCGCCACCACTCGGCCAGGCCGTTGGGGAACCAGATGGACGGTGCGGACCAGATTTTGACGTCGTCGCCGATCTGGAATGCGCCCAGCTGGCACGGTGCGTAGTCGGCCGGGATCGTCACGGACGGGGTAGAGATCGGCTTCCCGATCTGCGCCACGGTGCCGTTCGCGATCGTCTGAAGCTGTGACTGGTTGGTGACCTGGGAATACTGGACGACGACGTGGAGCAGAGGCATCTGGCCCAAACCGCCACGGGCCAGTGGGTCATCCGCGGTGGCGACAGGCTGAGCGCCGCCGGTGCCGCCGCCGACGGCGATGACGTGGTTGCCGGTGCCGGTCGCCTCGGTCGGCCAGTCCCAGTCGATCGCCTGCATGAGGTTCACCGACAGGCCCGACTGTGTCTGGTCGCGCCCGGCGCGGGGGCTGATGATGTTCAGCTGATGCGCCGGGACTCCGTTGGCGAAGTAGTCGGACATGTAGTAGTCCACGCCGCCGGTGCCGGGCGTCGTGGCCGCGGTCTGGTCGCTGATGACCTGCCCCACGGTGGTGTACTGATTCTTGTTGTACGACGGCGTGACGTTGGGTGGGGTATTTAGACCCAACAGCACCGGGGTGATGCCGCGGTTCGCGCCGGGGCCGATCATCTGAGCGTCGTTGACGACGTTCGCGATCAGCTGGCCCGGCGACACTGACGTCGTGTAGGAGTTCGCGATCGTCAGTTCCGTGAAGTAAGACATGAGCGCTTTGCCGCCGACCGGGAAGATCCCCTTGGACGGTTTGCGGTCGGTCTGCCAGGCGATCCCGGAGTACAGGATGGTCTGGTCGTTGTTCGCGGTGATCAGCACCTTGAACGGGGTGCCGTTCAGCGCCATGAGTACCTGGCCGGTGGCCCGGGCGACCGGGTCGGCGATGTTCACGTCGAACCCGAAGTCGCCGGAGTCGTTGATCCGGCAGGAGTAGTGGAGGTTGGACGCCGCGATGTCGGTCAGCTTGGTGTTGACGTTGATGTCCCAGGCGGACACACCGAAGACGCCCATGGATCACTCCCTAGACAGCTGAGTAGGTTGGCAGGAGGTATCCGGTGGCCGTGCCGGTCACGGTCACGGAGTCGCCGGAGGTGATCTGGATCGTGCTGTTCCCGGGCGCGCATGTGAAGAACGACGAGCCGACGCGGACCACGTTGTTCCGGTTTGCCCCGTTGTAGGTCACGACACCGGCCTGGTGGTCAACGGTCAGCACGTCACCCGAAGCCAGCGGAATGTCCAGCGCCATGAACGCGCCGGTGTTGGTGTTCGTCAGCACCGGGTAGCTGATGGGGCCGTTGATCACAAAGAACGGTTTGGCCGGGTACGCTCCGGTGTTGTTCAGGCTGAAAGACCCGCCGGACGATGAGCCGAACGTCCAGGGGAAGGACGCTGGCCAGGACATGCCCGACGTCGGCGACGGCAGACCAGCCGACGCTGACACGACGTGGCCGTCGTAGATCACGCCGTCCGCGGACGACCACTCCGTGGCGATCTGGATCTTGCCGTACTGGTAGTTCAGGTCGATCGGCGGGTTGTACTTGGTCGGCCGGCCGAACAGGTAGAAGGGGTAGGTCCGGTTCGGCAACTGGATCTGGAGCATCGACACCGGCTTGTTGGTGCCGACGCTTGCCTGTTGCCGGAGGTAGTCACCGGCGGTCATGCAGACCGATCCGGGGTCGGCGATGTTCTGGTACGCGGCGGCGAGAGTCTGGAGAGCAGACTCCACGCCGCCGGTCGCCAGCGTCACGTCCCACACGATCTGGACAGCGCGTTCGCCCAGCTGGTTCAAGCCGGGATACGTGCCGTCGGACTGCGCCCTGGGCTGGTCGCTGGTGCGAAGCCCACCCAGGTCACGCAGTCCGGTGATCGACACGATGTTCACGTTGGTTCCGGCCCCGACGACCGTGCCGGTTGGTAGCTGGATCTGCCATGCGGAAACAGTCACCGCGGCACGCCCTTTCGGTTAGCCCTTGAGCAGGAGTTGGTAGCCGACTTCGCTTGCGATCTCGCCCGCGTCAGCGTCGGTCTTCGCGTGCACCGTGATGTAGGTGTTTCCGCCGCCGCCTGCCTGGACCTCGTCGCCTCCGTACGGGTTGGCCGACGGCCGGGGTGCCCGGCTGGGGCCGAAGCCGACGTTGGGGAGCGTGGCCGCACCGGCGACGATGTACGCGGCGTCGGAGACGGACCCGGCGGTCTGAGTCATACCGAGCGCCAGGTCAGACACCAGCTTTTGGCCGGAGTACAGGGTGTAGCCGCGGCCGGAGAGCGGACCGCGCTTAGCCGGTGAGTGCGGCATGTGGTCGGTGATCGTCTGGATGATCCCGCCGATGGCACCCACCACCTGGCCCACGCCGTTGCTGATGCCTTGAGCGAGCGAGCCGACGATGTTGGCACCCGCGGCGAGCGCCTGACCGGCGATGCCACTGATGGCACCCATGATCTGACCGCCCAGCCCACTGAAGTACCCGACCACGCGGCCGATGCCGCCGGAGACGCCTGACACGATGTTGTTCCACACGCCGCCCAGGAACCCGATGACGTTGTTCCAGACCGACGAGAAAAACGACCACACGTTGTTCAGTCCGCCGGACACGACGCTGGAGGTGGAATCAACACCGGACGCGACGGTGCCGAAGATCGACGACCAGACACCGGCCAGGAAGCCGACGATGGAGTTCCAGATGCCCATGAAGAACCCGGAAATGCTGGCCCACATGCCGTTCCAGAATCCGGCGATCGCGTTGACCGTGCTGATGATGACCGACGCCATCCAGTTCAGGACGCCGCCCAGGAACCCCATAATGTTGTTCCACACGGACGCCAGGAAGCCGGAGACAGCGGCCCACCCGGAGTTCCAGATGGCCGACACCGTGGTGACCACCCATTTGATGGCCACCGCGATCCAGGCGATCGCGAACTGGATGCTGACCATGATCAGCTGGAAGACCTTGATGATCAGCTGGCCAAACGGGCCGTTCCAAAAACCGTTCCAGATGCTCCCGAGCACACCGAGCGCGGCGGTGATGAAAGCCACCACGTTCTGGATGATGACCCGGACGAACGCCATGGCGGCGTTGACGCCATCCTTGAACCAGCCGATGGAGTTGTACGCCCAGATGAATCCGGCCACCAGCGCGGTGATCGCGATGACCACCAGCATGATGGGGTTGGCGTTCATCACGACGTCCAGCGCGGCCTGGACCGCGGTCAGCGACTTGGTCACGCCGGAGGCGACGAGCTTACCGGCGTTGGACACCATGGTGGCGGCGTCGTTCTTCAGCCATTCGATGGTGTTGACGGCCAGCGCCTTGGTGTTGGACCCGAGCGCCATGACAGTGTCTTTGGCCCAGCTGGTTGCCGCGCTTGCGGCGGAGCCGAAGCCCTGAGCCATACCGGCCAGCCGTGCACCGATGCCGCCCATCTTGCCGTAGGCACCGTCCACACCGTTCGCCGCGTCGCTGAAGCCCTTGGCGATGTTGCCGACCGCGCCCACGGCTTTCGAGCCGCCGTCCACCATTTTGGTGACCATCGACGCGTAGCTCTTGACCGTGTTCGCGATGCCGATACCGGCCTTGAGGAAGAACGCACCGATCGCGATGGACAGCAGACCACCGAAGATCGACGCGACCGCGATCAGCACACCGTTGTGGGACTCCAGGTAGCCGAAGATGTTTTGCGCGGCTTCCGCGGCGTTCGTCAGGGTCGGGATCAGCGCGGTGCCGATCTTGATAGCCAGGGTGTTGAACGTTTCCCGCATGGCCGCGGTCTTGTTGTTCAGGTCACCCATCGACTCGTCAAAGCCTTCGACGCTGTTGCCGGCCGCGGCGTGCGCCTCACTGATCTTGCCGATGTTTTCTTCGTAGGTCTTCGCGTTGTCGCCGGTCAGGGCGAGCGCGGACGCCATGCCGCGGGTGCCGCCGACGATGTCGGACAGCGCGGCGGTGTACTCGGCACTTCCTGCGGGGAACTTCTTACCGATGGCCTCGGTGATCTCGTCCAGGGTGCCGTGCAGACCCTTGGACTTCAGGTCGTTCGCGACGTCGGCCGCGGACAGGCCCACATCCTTGAGCGCTTGTGCGCCCTTGGGTGTTTCGTTGGCCAGGGCCATCATCGTGAACTTGAGGTACGTCGCGGCCTCGTCTGCCTGGATGCCCTGGCCGGTCATGGTCGCCATCGCGCCCATGGTGTCGTTCAGTGTGACGCCCAGCCCGGCCGCGAACGGCAGGATGTGCGACATGGAACTGGCCAGGTCAGCCATGTGGGTCTTACCGGAGGCGACCGTGGCGACCAGCTTGGACGTGACGTCTGCGGCCTGGGCCGTCGGGACGTGGTAGTCCGTCATGATGGTCGTCAGCGCGTCAGCGGTGGTGCCCAGGTCAGCGTTGCCGACCTTCGCGCCTTCCGCGGCTGACTTGAGGATATTCAGACCGTCCGCGCCGTGGTAACCGGCGGACTCGATCATATACATGCCGTCGGCCATCTGGTCCGTGGACGTCGCGACCTGTGGTGCCAGGTTCAGGATGCCCTGGGAGACGTCGGCGATCTTGTCTTTCGACTCGCCCGCGCCGGTCACCAGCAGGGTCATCTTCTCCTGGAAGTCTCCAGCCATTTCGGCGGAGTGGCTGATCAGTTCACCGACACCGGCACCGATCGCGGAGAACGCGAGCTTGCCGGTACGGCCCAGCTTGTCGAACGCCGAACCGGTCGCCTCGGAGTCGCCGGTGGTCTTCTTTGCCAGTTCGTCGGACGCCTGCATGGCTTCCTTGAACTTCTCGTGGACCTCGGTGGACTTGACCCGCAGTTCGCCGACGATCGGTGGGAGCATGGGCATGACCGGAACCCCCTATATGTACTTGGACCAGGCGCGGATGAGGATGTCGTTGGCGTTGGCGCGGACCACTTTCATGGCCGGACCGAAGTACGGGAACGCCCGTGCGCCGGTCCGTGGGTTGCCCAGTTCCACGGCCCGGGCGTACACCGTTGAGGGGTACACCCGGGTCATGTATTCGCCCGGGCCGGTCCGTTGCACCGCTGTGCGGGTTATGGACCGGCGGAGGTTTCCGGTGACGACGTTGGGCTGTGGACCGCCGGTGTGCGGCTGGCCGCGGGCGTGCGAGCCGCTGAAGTTGCCCTTGGCTTTGGACTCCGCCAGCGCGGAGAGTTCCAGCAGGGCGGCGGCTGACGCCTTGTCGATGTTTTTCTCTGCCGTGTCCAGTGCTTCCTTGAACGCGGCGATGCCTTCCCATGTCGCGGTGAACTCCATGGCTCACCCCGCTTTGTTGGCTTCGTTCTCTGCCTTGGTCACTTCGTTGTGAATGCGGAGCATCCATTCGATCTGTTCCAGCGGGGTGTCCATGAACTCGTCATGCGAGCAATGGAAGATGGTCCGGAACTGGTATTCGGCGTACCAGCGTCCGGTTACCGGGTCGATGGTTGACGGTGTGCCGGGCCTCGAAAGGGCGTTTGCTAGACGCCGGAGGCCCCAGTAGGGGATGCGTCGTTCTCCAGCGTTTCGTCGGACGCCTCGAACTGTGCACCGACCGGCTGGGTGTCCGGTGCCGTGCCGTTGTACGACTGCGCCGCGGCCTTGCTGATCACGTCGTAGAGCGCACTCGGCAGGTCCAGCAGGGCGTCCGCGTCGGCCGGCAGTGGGTCCGGCAGGCTCCAGGACTTCAGGTACATGAAGGTGACCAAGTCCTGGAGCCGGGTCAGCTGTGCGGCCTGCCGGTCGCTGATCTCAATGTCTTCCAGGCCGGACAGTGACGGGCGTTCGTCCGTTTCGCCGTCCGGCGTGGTGACCTTTTTGGCGTGGGCGAGCCGTTCCATCAGCGCCCCGACCTGGAGTGCAAGTTCCTGGACGGGGCGTTGACGGCGCGGCGTGAGTTCGGCGTCGTCGAACAGTTCGGCGGTGCCGCCGGGGATCTCAATGGACCGGGACATATGGGGATACTCCTAGTTCGGTAGTGGTGGTTAGAACGGGGTGATGGTGGAGTTGACCAGAATCGCCTGGCAGGGCGATTCTTTGGTGTCCAGGGCGTCCGTGGCGTTGCCAAGCGCCTTGACGTTCGCCTGGATGGTCATCCAGGAGTTGTTGGACCCCTGGGGGTCCGCGGTGTCGTAGGCGACCTTGGACATCTGGAGCGTGAACGGGTGCGTGGTGTCGCCGTCGGCGTACAGGGACACGGACAGCGCGGGCTGGGTGTTGGCCAGCAGAGCCGCCAGGTCGTTGTCGCTGGTGCCCTGGAAGACTCCGGTCATCGAACCGGTCACGGTCAGCGCGCCCGCGTAGATGCCCAGCGGCGCGTGCGTGCCGTTCATCACCGGGATCGGCTTGGTGTCGCGCTTGAGGTCGATGGAGACGTCGCTGTACTTGCTGTTCGCCGAACCGCCGATGGTCACCGACGTGGTGAACGGCGGCAGGGGTGCCAGCGTGGTGGGCGTGTTCGTCGGCGCGGTGATGTACGTGGCGGGCATGCCGTTCCACAGCACGTCCAGCGACGGCCAGTCGTTGGCCTTGAAGTCCACCTTGAGGTCGGCGATCCGCATACCGGCGATCTGTGCGACCTTGGCGCCCTGTTCGTAGAGGAACCCGGTGTAGGACGGCGGCTGGGCGTTGTCACCGCTTGCGCCGTTGTAGAGGCTGGTCTTGTGCGTCACGGTCGGCGCGGTGCCGGTGATGGTGTCAGCCACACCGAGCATCGCGATGAAGTGGGCGTACACGGAGTCGTTGTAGAAGTAGGTCTTGTAACCCAGTTCCTCGTACTGCATGCCCTGGATCTGCTGGTGTTGCATGGCCATGGTCCCGCGTAGCGCGGTGTCCGTGAGCGTGGTGACCTTCGGCGAGTGCTTGGGCGAGTCCACCGGAATCCAGATGGTCGGTGCGGCCATCGGCGTGCCGGGGGTGGTTTCCTTGGCAATACCGAGCCACTGAAGGTTGCCCGGGTAGAAAGTTGGGGACGGCATTTTTCTTGCTCCTTACGCCTTCTTGCGGGCGGTCTTAGTGGTGGTTGCCGGAGGGTCGGCGGGTGGATTGTCCGGCACGACCGGTTCCAGTTCGGCGTGCACGTAGTCCTCGTCCGTGGTCAGCCGGTCGCCCGGGTGGACGACGATGGTCTGGCCGTCGGCGAGAGGTTCAGAGTCCGGCGTCGCTGGGACCAGCGTGGCGTTGATGCCCTGGGCCAGGCCGAACAGCATGCGCGGTGACGCGCCGGTGAAGGTGTATTCGGCCATGGCCGCGATCTCCTAAACGGTGGGTTAGTACATGGACAGGTAGGTGGACATCGACAGCGGTGCCATGCCCTGGCCGGACTCCGGCTTGACCTTGTAGGTCTTCCGTTTCGCCGTCGGCTTGTGCGGCTTGAGCTTCGGCCGGCGGAGTTTCTTGTCCCGCAACTTGACGCCGCGGACACCGGCGTACCGGCGGTGGTTGTGGTTCCGGACCTTCGAGCGGAGCAGGCGTTGCTTCCGGACCGCGGCCTTGCGGCGGACGTTCCGGGAACGTAGCTTGCCTTTCATCCGGAGCGGCTTCGGGCGTCCCATTAGGCGGTCACGATCTCGGTGACTTTGAACATCACGTACGTCGTGGACCAGACCTTCCCGCCGTCGCGGATAGGCAGTTCACGCTGGATCTGGATGTCCATGTCCTGTTCACCAGCGGCCCACACCGGACCGGCGGAGCCGCACCCGAGTGTCTGGTCGGCGCGGAGCTTCAGGACGATCGCGTCGAGCACCGCGTCCAGGCCGTCCACCCAGGTGTCCAGCTGGCCGGTCGTGTCCGTCGGTATCCGGTACTGGTAGGTGACGACCAGTGCGACGTCGTAGGTCACGGCCTTTTGCCCGCCGCCCTGCCCGCCGACGGTGACGCGGGTTTCGGACTGGTGGTCGATGTGCACGAACGCGGCCGTGCCTTCGATGCCGTTGTTGACCCACAGCTGGCCGTTCATGTACCACGGTTCGTCCCGGGACACCGACGTCAGCCCGTTCGTGCCGGTGAAGTAGTTCACGACGGCGGACCTGATCTCGGCGGACGGCATCGCTACATCACCCGCTTGAACGGCTGGAGCAGGTCGGCCGCGACCATGAAGTCGTCGTTGGCGTCGTCCTCCAGCTTGGTGGTGGTGGACGGGTTGCCGCGGATGGACTGCATGACCAGCGCCTCGGACCCACGCGTTTTGATCAGCACACAGGTCAAGGCGATGACTGCCTGCTTGATGGACTGCGGCATGGCGGTGAGCGTGTCCCCGGCCAGGTAGTTACCAACCACCGGCCCGGCCAGTGGAATGGTCACTGCGCCTGGAACGATCGTCGGGGAGAACGACGGGTCCACGGTGACCGCTTCGCCGCCGTTGGTGCCGTACAGCGTGAGCGACTGGCCAGGCATGAAGCCCAGGCCGGACGCCACGGACAGCGTCGTCGCCCCGGCGGTCACCGGCGCGGACAGCGTGTCGTCGGCCCAGCCGTTGACGTACTGGACCGTGGCGTACATGGAGTCCGGAGTCAGGCCAGCCAGGCGGTAAGCCATCCCGGCCGCGGATAGCGGCGTCACCGGGATGGTCACCGACGTCGCGCCGATCCACACGTCCGTGGTCTGCGTGAGCACGGACAGCGTGGACGGCGACCAACCGGTCTGGATCTGCGCCACAGCGATGATCGGGCTGAAGTCCAGCGGCACGATCAGCTGGCCGCGGCGGACCATATACAGGCCAGCCTGAGTGTCCAGCGTCGCGGCGAGTTTCTGGTTGCACAGCGAGTCGGCCCACGCGGACGCCCGCGCGATGATGTTGGTGAGCGCCTGGGTGTTGGACACCGAGCCGCCCGCGGGGATCAGCTGGTTGGTGTCCACGCCGGTCGGCGCGGCCAGGAACTCCCGGGCCGTGATGTACGGGGAGGTGTTGGAATACGTGGCCACCGTGGGTGGGGTGATCAGGGCCATCGGAATCCTTTCACCAGGGCCGGAGCGGGAACGACGCGAAGAACTCGGCGGTGTACCAGCCGCGGTCCACGAACAGTTGCTCGTACGAACCGGGGTAGACGTCGCCGACCATGCGGCCATCCTTGAAAACGTTGACCTTTGCCGCGGCCAGGGAAGCGTCGGCCAGCTGGGCGCACTGCCACTGGCCGTCGTCCTGGAACCGTTGCCGGACCCAGTCGGGGAACCGGAACCGGAAGATCCGCTCCAGCCCGATGAGGCCGTCGTCCAGGTAGGCGTACGGTTTGCCGACCTGGGCCATGGCGTAGGAGACGGCGGCGAGTGACTGTTCGGTGGTCATGTCGAACTTGGACCAGACGGCGTTACCGAAGTCCGTGAGCGGATGCACCCGGACCTCATTGACGTCGGCGTCCGCGGAGACGCATTCGGTGTCGGACACCTTGATGATCATGTGACCGCAATGCGATCCGGTGATCTTGCACACCGCCCAGGTCACAAAGCTGGAGGAACCCGGGATGACCGCAACCTGGCCCAGTCCCGGGCCGGTCATGACTGCGCCGCCCGTGCCATTTGGGTGAGCGCCTTGACGTGCTCCAGGTCCAGGACCGCGCGCGCTTCGGCGGCGACGATCGCGGACTTGGTGATGGTCAGTTCGTTGTCCTGCAAAGACTCGCCTGACGTGGACCAGTTCGTCGAACCGCTGACGCGCCAGATGCCGTCCACGACGGCCATCTTGCGGTGCATGATCGCGGACTTCTCACTGGTCCCGATGGCCACGGAGTTGGACCCCATTTCGGCCTTGTACTTGGCCAGCAGGTCACGCTCATGAACTCCGCCGGCCTGGGACTTGTCCAGCGTGATCTGGCAGTGGATCGCGTCGTTGTCCAGGATGTGCGCGATCAGGTCGGCCAGTTCGTCGTCGTCGTAGCCGTACATGGCCACGACCAGCGACTTCCGGCAGGAGCCGATCACAGCTTTGAGTGCGCCGTGGACGTCGTCGATCGGGGAGTAGAACGTACGCATGAGGGACGGGTAATCAGTGTCCGGGTGCCCGTCCTTTTTGAACTGCCCCAGTTCGTCGATGGTCAGCACGACGCGCCCGCCTTACTCGGCTTTGGCGGCGGTTTTCTTCGCCGCTGGTTTCTTCGCCGGAGCCTTCGCCGGTTCGGCGTCGCCCTGGTCTTCGCTGATAGCCCAGCCGGGCCGCGCGGTGATCACCGCGGCGACGTCGGCGGGCACGTCGAACCGGCCCTTGGCGTCAGCCTCGAACTGGTCTTCGCCGTGCGCGAGCGCGCTGACGGTCTTGTCTGCTGGTTCGATGAACATGGCAGTGCTCCATTCCGTGGGGTGTGGGGTGGGGTGCGCGTGGTAGCCACAGGAATCGAACCTGTCGTGGACTGATTTACAGTCAGCCCTGTCACCTTGGCTTTTCGACTACCGGGGTGGGAGGCCCCCGAGTATCCCCGGCGGGGGCCTCCCGGTCTTAGCGGTCGGACTAACCGGCCGCGATGTTGTTCATCACGAAGCACGCCACGGGTGCGCGGTTCACGAACGTTTCCAGGCTGGAGACGTCCCATTCCTCACGCGGGCCACCGTTGGCACCCGGGGTGAGGGATACGCCGTAGTCGAACTCGGCGACGTCGCGGAGCGTGCGTGCCTCGAACGTGTTGGCGATACCCGAGTTCGGGTAGGGGATGCGTTCGGTGATGCCGATGATCTGTCCCGGAGGAACGTGAGGATCGACGACGATCTCGATTTCTTCACCACCGGCGGAGCCGTTGATGTAGCGGGCCACGGAACCACCAGCGGTGGCACCGACGCGGCCGTTGCCCTGCGGCTCCAGGTAGGTGATGGCGTTGCCGCCGCCGAAGACCTTGCCCTTGATGTCCTTCGCCTGCTGGGAGTTCATGAGGAACGCCGTCGGCGAGAGGTGGGTGGCCTCGTACAGGGTTTCGAGAACGTTGTCGATCTCGGTGATGCCCTGCGCGGAACCGGTCAGCGTGGCACCGTCCAACGACAGGTAGGTCGCGCCGGAGGGGTCGGAACCCGAACCGGGGGTGACCAGGCCGGTGCTGGAGTAGTCGCCTGCCAGGGTGGCCAGGAGGCCGTTGTAGGCGTTCGCGGAGTAGCTGTTGTCGGTGGCGGTCACCACGGGGGTGATCGTGGACAGCGACGGCAGGACCGGGACGGACACTGCGCCCAGCGCCTTGAGCGTGAACTTGTTCACGGTCGTGGTGCCGACGTAGACCTCATTGCCAGCGGACGAACCGGCGAACCAGTCGTACGCGGATGCGCCCTTGACTGCCACGACGGAGGCCGTCACGGAAGCGGTCGGGCCAGTCACAGCGACGGACACCTCGGAGGAAGTGATGCCGGAGCCACCGTAGAAGTAGTTGTACGCGGAGCGGGCCTGTGCCTTGATGTAGACGGTGCCGGTCGCCAGCGAACCACCGGAGGTGGATGCGGCCAGGGTCACGGTGCCGATGGCGGGCAGAGCGAAGTTCTGACCACCGAGCAGAGCCTTGTTCTCCGCGATGCGCCACTGCATGAGTGTGCCGGTCACGGAAATGGCCTTGGCGTCGGCGTAGTTCTTGGCCAGGGCGATGGCGTCCTGGGTGACCTTGCCGGAGAGGCGCACGGGCATGTAGTTCGCCAGCACGTCGAGTTCCTTGAAGTTCACGAACGAACCGCCGCCGTCGATCCCGGTGAACGGGTTGGGCTGGGTGTTGTTGATGTTCAGCAGAGCGCGCCAGTGCGCGGCCTGGGAGCCGTCGCCCTGCTTGCGGGCCACGCGGTCGAACCACGGCGTGACGACCGGGACCAGCGAAACGACGCCGGAGAGGTCGTAGCCGTAAAGGCCGGTGGTGCCGACGACGCCCGCGGTCTGTGCCTTGCGGACTGCGTCGAGAGTTTCCTCGGTGATGCCGGGGATGTCAGTCATTGGACTGTCCTTTCAGGAGTTTTTGGTACAAAAAAACCCAGCGCCCGGGCGGGTACTGGGTTGAGGAATTGGCGGATGTAACTACTTGCCGGACTGCCAGCCCTGCTTGATCAGGGCGGCGACACCGAGCGTCCGTGCGCCCGGGTCGGTTTCGGCTTCCAACTGCTTCCGCAGTTCTTCGGAGGCTTCGGCGTCCTGGTGTCCGCGGAGAGCAGGGCCAACACTGTTCGGCCGCTGGCCGGAGAGCATCGGACCGCCATCGCGGGGCGAACGCGCCATCTTTTCGACGCGCTCTGTCAGTTCCTCGTTGCTCTTGACCAGAGGCTCCACGGCGGTAGCGACTGCGGCCGCAAGGGCCTTCGCTACAGCTTCAGCGACCAGTTCGTCCAACGACTTGGTGACGGTGTCATCCGCCGCGGCCGCGGCGGGTGTCTGAGTGGCCGGAGCCGGTGCGGCTTCGGCGGATGGTGCGGCGGCGGCGGCTTCCTCCACCGGGGTAGCGTCGCCCTCACCAGCGGTGGGTGCGTCGCCGTCGGTAGCGGCTTCGGAGTCGGCCGGCACGCCGGTGTTCAGCGGAGTGAGGTCGTCGGGGGACACGGCACCCATAAGCTTGCCGTCCGCGGAGTACACGGCGACCAGGGTTTCGTCGGCCTTCGCGACCTCGGTGGTAGTGGCTTCCGTTTCCACGGTTGCCTCCTTCCGGATGTGGCGCTCAGCGAGCGACTTGATCAGACCGAGAGCGCGGGCGTCGGCTTCGGCGTTCATGGCACCCTGGTCGGCATCGACTTGCTCATCGACGGCGAACTTCGCCAGGACGGCCAGGGCCGCGTCGATCGCGTATTCGGCGTCTTCCAGGTTCCAGACGTTTTCGTAGTCGTCGCCTTCGGCTTCCTCACGGCAGGAGAGTTCCTGGATACCGGCGCGGGCCTGTGCGAGCGCGTCAACGATCACGCGGGCCTTCGCGGCGTCCGTGGCTTCCCATGCGGGCGAACCGGGGTCGGCGGCGTTGGCGTCAGCGTCATCCACGGACTTGCCGTCGATGTTCGCGCCGCCTTCCTTGTCTTCGGCTTCCAGGTCTTCGGCCGGGTCGTCGCCTTCGGCCTTGACGACCGGTGCGGCCGGGACCGCGGCGGGGTCGGCGGACGCCTGGGACTTCAGGATCAGGAACGGCATGCCGGTGGCGGGGCCGTCAACGGCGTCCACCCGCGGGATGTCGGGGTTGGTAATTTCAGTGGTCACGATGGGTTACCTTTCACTTTCTCGCCGGGCACCCATACCTTGGATGGACCACCCGTTTACCTGGCCCGTCTTGATGAGGGGCCATGTTTCGGCGTCGAACTCAACGCCAAGCAACCAGTCGCCGGAGCGGATGGTCTGTGTCTGGCCGTCGGCACCGGTCAACTCCCAGTCGGGCAGTTCGTCCGGCCAGCAGAATGAGTCGATGACCGTGGCGTGGCCGACCGTGCCGTCCGCGTGATGCAGACCGATCTGCCTGCCGCCGTCCGCCAGGAACGTTTGCGCGGCCTTCCGAACCGACTCCCTGGACATGAACTCTCCATGGCCGTCGATCCGGTCAGCCGGGTAAGCGACACCCAGGACGTAGTGCCGGTCACCCGGGTAACCGCATGAATCACACACTGCCGTCCCCCTTCGAGTTGGTTTCTGCGTTGAGCCGTCGCGCCTGCCCGTACCATTCGCCGATGCCCCGGAAGTGCGTGCGGACCTTCGGCCGGCCAGCCTTCGCTACCGGTTCGCCCGCCGCGACGTCCGCGCCGGAGCCGTTCGTGACGCCTTGGACGTACGGTGGCCAGTAGCCGTTGCCGTCGGCGAAGTTGTACGCGCCCCCGATGTTGTGGGTGTACGCGCCGATCGCTTCGGAATCCGCCTGCTTGTCCACGACCACGACCGGGTCGATGTCCACGCGCTTGAGGTCGTCGTCATGGAACACACCCAGGTAGTGGGACTGCGCCGACAGCACGTCGCCGAACCGGGCGACCGCCTGGTCCATCGCTTTGTCCCATTCCTCCCTGGTTGGGTTTTCACCAACGGACACGGTTTCGTATCCGTCCGGCTTGACCGTCACGGCGAACTTGTTGGCGTCGGACGCCAGCGCTTCACCGGTGTGCGAGTCGATCGTCGAACCGCCCCACGACTGGAGGATCTGGTCGTACGTGGACGCCTTGATGTCGTCCAGGTTCTTCAGCAGACCGTCCGGGTCGGACGAGTTCGCGCGTAGGTCGTCCAGGATCGCCTTGCCTTGACCGGCGACCTGGGCGTACTCGTCGATGCCGACCGGGCGGGCGTTGCCGCGCTTGTCGTCCTCGCCGATCACGTCGATTTCCTCGCCGTCCAGCGCAACCTTGCCCGGGTCCGAACCGCGCGCACTGAAGACCCCACCGGTGGAGAGCGGGTCACCGTGAGGTGACACCGAGCACCGGCACCTGGGGTGGATCGGCGGCGTCGATTCGTCGTCGAACGCGTTGTGCGGGTTGTCCATTTCCACGGACAGGCAGGTCGGGCAGGCACCAGCTGACGTCACCAAGTCCCAATCGGCGATACCGGCTTCCCGGTACTGCGTCAGGGACGCGGCGGTGAGCATCCTCGCCGACTCCGTGTGCGCGACCATTTCGGCGCGGTCCGGGTCTTTGATGGCGTCCCGGAGGTTCCTGGCCAGCTGGTCCACCGACAGGCCATCCTTGATGCCCTTGTCGATGTGGTTGCCGATCAGGTCCAGGGTGGTGTCGTTGATGCCCTTGAGCGCCAGGCCCTTGGACTTGATCGCGTCCATCCAGCCAAGATCCGACAGCCGCGGCGACTCGCCCAGCTGGCCGGGTCGCCAGTTGGACCAGTCGTCGTCGGGTCCGAAGATCGACACCTGTCCGGCCATCTTGCCGACGTTGTAGGCGTCAGCCCACATGCCGTCCATGACTTCCTTCAGGTGCGTGTCGTCCATGTCGCGGGCCGCTGTGAGCCGGTCAAACGACGCGATCTCCCGCGCCTGCTTGGCGTAGCCCTTCAGCTGGTCCATGGTGTAGAGCGAGCCGAACGCACCGAGCACCTTGGGCGCCCAGTGGTCAGTGAGCTTTAGATCGACCTGTTGCTGTGGGGAAGGTTGGGCGGTATCCGCCCGCCAGCCTTTTGGGTGGCCATCATCCTCCAGTGCCTCCAGGTCTTCTTCTTCCACCTGTGCCAGTGATGCGCCCGGGTCGTCGTCGTTTAGTCCCAGTTCGTGAGTCTTCGCGTCGTACTCGATTTCGCCGGAATCGACGTCGTACTCAATGTCGTCCAGCGCTTCGGTGTCCAGTGACGCCTTGGCGACGGCGAACAGCATGTCGGCGCGTGCCTTGTCGGTGACGTGCCGCAACTGTTTCCAGACCGCGTCGATCACCGGTTCGGGCGTGACCTCCGGGGCGAACCGCCTGGGCCGCTGACCACGTGCGAGCCGGGTGGAGGTGTTCGCCTGCCACTTGGCCAGTTCACGGAGCACAGCACCGGACCTGGCCGACTTCGCGACCGGCGGCGTGGGCGGCGGACCGACCAGGCCGGAGCCTGGCACCTCGCCTTCCAGCTGGGGCCGTTCCGGTTCGTCCGGGTTGATCGGTGCACGCGCGAACTGCGGCGCGCCCGGCGACTTGTCCGGCAGGATGCCAGGGGTGCCGTTGAACGGAGCAGTGTCCAACGGAACCGTCTCGTCCGGCGCGGCAGTCTGCGGGTCCACCGGACCAGCGACGTCCAGCAGGGAACGCAACGGGATCGGACCCTGACGCGCGGAGTAGATGAACCGCGGCGTGGGCCGTTCAGCGTCCGTTGCCAGACCGAACTCCCGTTCGCGGACCTCATCGACGGAAATGGCACCCATTTCGACGTAAATCTTGTCGGCCTGGGCAGTCGCGACACGGTCTTCGGTTTCCTGGCCGGTGTCGAACTCGAACACCACCGGAAGACCAAGGTCGTCCTGGAGGTAGTCGGTCAGGATGTCCTCAACGTGGCGGATGAGAGGCAGTGTGCCGATGCGGAACTGGACGTCCACCTGGGTGTCACCGGTCGCCCGGTTCACGTCGTCGGTGAAGCCCAGGTCGTTCGGCGTCACGTGGAACGCGGCGCACACGATCCGCATGAGGTACAGCGGGAACTCCGGGTTGAAGTCCTGTTCCTTCGGGAACTCCAGCACGGTGCCGTGCGGGATCATCCTCAGCTGATGCTTCGCGGACGTGTCGCCGGTGTTCATCGCGGACCAGTATTCTTGCCACTTGGCCAGCTGTTCCGGGGTGGTGATGTCCTGCGGGGCGGTCGCGAAGCCTTCGGGGATGTTCCCTTCGGTGAACCAGTCCAGGTAGTGCTTCTGGAACCGCATGTGGGTGTTCGCCGTCAACAGGACCGCCTCAAGCGGTGCCTGGCCGTACGGTGAATCGGACTGCGGCCGGAAGGGCACGTAGATCAGGTCGTCGGCGGTGAGCCATTCCCACGGCTGGCCGTTGACGTACTGGACGTAGGCCGGTGCCGGAGCTGCCGGCCGACGGCCGTAGTAGTCCAGGACCGGTGCGATGGTCATGCCTGAGACGACTTCCAGGCCGATGACGTCGCCCATCATGTTCCGGCGGCGGTACAGTGCACCGGCGTCGTACCGGAGGATGTCGCCCAGGAACATGGCCAGCCAGGACCGGAACGGGTTGACACCGTCGGGACGCTTGAGCGCTTTGCGTGCGGCGGCGATCGACGCGGGGTCATCCGTCTCGGCCCAGTCAGCCGCCCGGACGGTCCAGTTCAGGGAGCGGACGTCGTCGATGCGGTGGTTGATGCACATGGACGCGACGTCGTAGTTCTCCGTCAGCGCCTTGAGCAGGTCGAACGCCATCCGGCCATCGCGGTCCGCGCGGGACTTGATGTTGTAGCCGGTGGGGAAGTTCCAGGCGCGCGGCAGGCCCGAGACGCCGTCGAACGGGGTCAGCGGCATACCGGGCGAGTAGATCCCGCCGCTGATCTCACCCTGCGCCCGGGCGGCGTCCATCGCTTCGCCGAACGTCTTGGCCTTCTCCGGGTCAGTGAGTGTCACCGGGCCGGGCATGTTGGCGGTCATCCGGTCCAGGACGTTCCCGGCCTTGAACACGGGTGCATCATTTGCGTTGGTGGCGGGCACGGTCACGCGTCGGGGTGTCACGTAAGCCTCCTTCGGCCTTTGCTTGTTCCGCCTGTTGGCGTGCGTATTCCAGCCAGGCCATTCCGGCACCGGCGTTGACCATGAGCTTGTTGAGCGCCTGGGACGTGGCGTCCACCTGGTCGTCGTGCGCCCCGGTGGGGAACGCCGCGGCTTCCTCCACCAGACCCTCGGACCACGGCGCGAGCTTCACGTCCGGCAGGTAGACGTTCCCGGCTTCGATCGCCCAGGTCACAGCGGACGCGCGTGCTTCCTTGGACTCTTTCGGGGTGATCGCGATCAGGCCCGGCATTTCCTTCCGGAGCACGTCGAGCACGGCGGTGCCGTTGGCCTTGTCTTCGATCAGCTTCGCCTCAGCCTGGGGCCACTTCGCCGACAGCGCCTTGACCGCGCTCACCGACTCGGAGAACGTCATCCGGCGGCGCACCTGGTCCAGCAGGTACGCGTTCGGTCCGCGCTTGAGCCAGACCTGGCCGACGACGTAGTCGGACGCCGACGTGTTCTTGAACGTCATGTCCCACGACTGGATCAGCCGGTCGCCCTCGCCGGTGCAGATGTTGTGCCCGGCCTCGTCGGTGGTCCACAACGGCTGGTCGTAGAACTTCCAGTGGTCGCGCTTGAAGATCGTGCCAGCGGCCGACGACGGCCGGCCTTGGTACAGGGCGTTCCAGTTACGCGCGGTCTGCCGCGCCTTGGTCGCCATCCACTGCGCCAGGGTGCGCCCGCGGGCGGACACCATGAACTCGCCGGGCTGGCGTCCCAGGATGTCGGTTTCGCCCTTGTCCGGGTTGTGGTCGGCGATCGCCGGGATGTTGATGTACTTCCAGACGTGGCCGTCTTCGGCGTTCATGAACCGCCCGGCCAGGTCGTCCTCATGCCAGCGGGTCAGGATCATCACGACCGACGCGCCGGGACCGAGACGCGCCGACGCGGTGGACAGCCACCACTCCCACACGTCTTCGCGCTGGTTCTCGGAGTCGGCTTCCTTCGCGCCCTTGTGCGGGTCGTCGATGATGATCAGGTCGGCCGGTTCACCGGTCAGTGACCCGCCGATGGACACCGCGTACATGCCGCCGCGTTCGCGGTTCAGCTTCCACTGCGTCGCGGACCGGGAGTCCCGGGCCAGCGACAGGCCCATCTTCGCGCCGTCGGTGGTGATGAAGTTGCGGACGTTCTTCGAGTTCTTCCGGACCAGCCGGTCGGAGTACGACGTCAGGACGATCGCCTTTGACCGGTCCTGGGCCAGCACCCACAGCGGGAACATGACGCCCACGCGCGTGGACTTGCCCTCCTGCGGTGGCATGGAAATGATCAGCCGTGAGTCCGGCGTGTTGTACGCCTCCACCAGTGCGGCGTCGATGATGTCCAGCGCGGGCGTCTGGACGTTGCGGCGGTCCAGTGCGGCGGCGAGTTCACCGGGGGTTTTCCACTTCAGCGCGGGCGTCGGTTTCTCGCCGGAGAACATCTTGCCGACGGCGTCCAGGAAGCCCTTGCCACCAGGTGCAAAGGGTGCGGACATAGAGAAACGCCCTGCCTTCCGTTTTCATCCGGGGACAGGACGCTCAATCTAGGTAGACGCTACCTGACAAGGGTCAGTTGGCGCAATACCCCGCGTCAGTGGTTTTTCTGGTCAGCCGTGATAGCCGCCAGTGCCGATGAGCTTGCCAGCGTCAAGGTACTGGTCCACTGCCACCAGCTGGGGGAGCGTGAGTCCTTCGCGCATGCGTGGTGAGATCCAGATGCCGTTGTTCCGGCGGCGCGCCCACTCCACCGCGTCCGGTTCCGCGGCGATGTCGTCGTCCAGCCACACGAACGTGTCGTCCGGGTTGGCCGCGACGTCGGCGGCGATCGCCTTCAGCTTCCACCAGTCCGGCCCGCTAAAGTCGTTCTGTTCGCCGTGCAGGACCGTCCAGCCCTGCCCGTACAGACCGATCGCCGGAGCCAAAACCCGCGGTGCCTCGTCCTCCCAGGTTGTCAGCCATTTGATGGTCACGTCGTCGCGGGCGGCGAGCGCGTTGATCCGGCCGATAAGTTCCGGCGCGTACGTGATCCGGTAGCCGTTGACCCGCTTCACGACGTAGCCCGGCCAGCCGGTCGTCATGGGCGCGCGGACGGACACGGCGTTCAGCACGCCGTCCACGTCCAGGTAGATGGTGGTGTTCACTCGGTCCGTCCTTCCACTGCCGCGGTGATCAGCGCGACGTGTTCCTGTGTGATGTAAACCGGTCCTTCGCCGCGCTTGTCCACCCACAGCGAGCCGTCCGGGTTGCGTTTGATGACCAGGCTCTCGCCGTCGTAGTCGGTGTAGTGGAACCGGCCGCGGGGGTCGTATCCCCAGTGCGGGTCATCCATTGGTGTTTCCTTCTTCGGTTGCGGCTTCGAGCGCGGCGATCTCGCCCGGCACGATGACCGGCAACAGGGCGCGCTGTTCGTCGGTCAGGTTCAGCCGGTCAAAGACCCGGTTCATAAGCGTGTAGACCAGAGCGCCCTGGGCCTCGTCCAGCGCTTGGCGGCGTTCAGCGAGTTCCAGGACGCGCTTGTCAAAGTCGTCCAGGCCCAGGTACTTGGCGCGGCGGTTCATGATCTGGAGCACGCCTTCGACGGCGCGGACGTTGCCGGTCGTCGCCCTGGGCCAGAGTCCTTCGAGCATCGCGTCCAGGCGTTCCAACTCCTGGGTCACGATGAGTTCGGCCGGTTCCTGGATGATCTCGGTCATTGCCTTGTTGATGGCCCGGGACACGGTGGACTTGTGCCAGTCGAGTTCCTTGCCGATGGCTTCCATCGACTTGCCCTGGAGCCTCAGTTCACACGCCCGGGCGACCTTCAGCGCGTGCTCTATCCCGGCAGGCTTGGTCTTCCTGGCTGGGGGCATTATCCGGCCCATCCGGGCACGACGGTGTGCGGGACGCCGCGCGCCTTCCACAGGCCGATGATCGACGGGTTGTCGTCGTAGGCGTGCCGGATGTCGTAGCGCGGCAACAGGCTGTCCAGGATCTCGCCCTTGATCAGCACGTCAGACCGGAAGTCACCGGTCGGACGCATGAACAGTTCATGGACGGGAACGCCGTGGTCATCCAGCCAGTTCTGCGTCAGCGACCGCCAGCGTTCCTCCCGGGCCGTGACCACCAGGATCATGTTCCCGGCGCGGCGGTGGTAGTCCACTTCCTCCAGCACCCAGTCGATGCCGGGGCAGAACAGTGACCCGTAGTGGAACGCGTCAAAGTTCTTCGGCCGTTCGATCACGTGATGCCGGACGGACGTCACGTCACAGAGCGTGCCGTCCATGTCAAAGATCGTCGCCGGGTACTTCGGCAGTGCCAGCGGCGGGACCAGTTCGATGGTCATTCCTCACCTTCCTTGCGTGGCCAGCCGAACCGGCCGACCTTGGAGTCCACATGGTCACCGTCGTGCCCGGCGGCGCGGGTGCACCGGTGCGGGCTGTCCGGTGCCGGCCGGGCCTTGCATTTCTCGTAGCTCAAAGGAAGACCTTCCGCCGGCCGCAGTGCCAGCACTCGTGCGCGACCACCTCGCCGGTACGGGAGTGCCGCCAGATGATTCCGTGGTGGAGGCCGATGAAGCAGGCGAGCCGGTAGAGCAGTTTCATGGGGTGGACCCTTTCAGTTGTCACGGACCTTGCAGGCGATGATGCCGCCGCTGAAGTCCGGTACGGGCTTCCGGTACGGGTTGTCGGCCTTGATGGACTGGCCGTAGTCGGGCGCGGCGTCGGTCAGGTCGGCCGTGGCGCGGTCACAGGCGGCGTCCCAGCCGGTGGCCAGGAGTTCACGCCGCCCGGCTTCCAGGACGTCGGAGGCGCGGAGCACCTGTTTGGCCAGCCCCTCATTGACTTTGGTCAGGTGTTCGACCTTGGCACGGAGTTCGTCGATCTCGGACACAGGTTTCCCTTCGGCGTTCAGTTCGGTGAGCATGGATTTGCGGACGCGGATGATCTCGCCCGCGTAGTTGGTCATGCCGCGGTTGGCCAGTGCCACATAGCGGAGTTGGTGGTCGTGGGTGAGCCGGATGTCCACCCATTCGCCGTCGTCGGTGGTGTGCACGATCTCGCCGTCGATCCGGCCCTTGCGGCTGTGGTTCCAGGCGGTCATATCGACCACGCCTTCCCGCACCGCTTGCACAGGCACCGCCACGAAATGGGCCGGGTGGTCCGCGCGCGGTGCCACTGGGTCCAGTGGTGCCCGAACAGCAGGCAGATGAGCCGGTTCACGCGGTCACCTCCGCGCGGACGAGCGGCAGGCCCAGCAGGCGGATGACCGCTCCGCTGGACACGGCACCGCGGTGGCCGGTGATGGCCCAGCCGTAGATGCTGGTGCTGTCTTCCTTGGCGGCGACGACGCCGGTGGGGCCGCGGACGATGGTGCCGTCCGGCATGGCGTCGAGTTCGGCGCGGGCGATGGATTCGGCGATCACGCGTCTGCCTCCTGTCGTTTGATGCGGTACGGGTCGCCGGGCAGGACGCACAGCGAGCGGTCACCGGCGTCCCAGGTCACGGCGATCTGGTAGCGGTTCACGGATTCGACGGTGCCGGTGTAGCCGACCGGCAAGGGGTCGGGGTCGTTGGGTTGCTTGCCGGTGATGACGATCCGGTCGCCCGGTTGGGGGACTTTGCCGGTGCCGTAGATGGCTTCGAGTTCGTCGGTCGTCACGCGGTCACCTCCGCGGACTGGTAGGTGCAGTGCTTCCCGGCCCACTGTGAGCCTTCTTCCTCGCCGCAGATGGTGCACACCCGGGGCGGGAATGCTGGGGTGGTTTGTTCCTCGGCGAAGACTTCCTCGCCGCAGTCGGCGCATTTGCCGCCGTAGCCTGGTCGGCAGTCGTTGTGACACATGGTGTTCTCCTGGTGGGCCGGTGCCTTGGTGCACCCGCGCCCGATGGTTTTTGGTGTTGGTTTACGGTAGCAGTCTGTTACCGTAGTTGCAACCAGGACCGCGGGGCGGAACGCCTAGCGCTGGTTGGTTTTGTGGACACGGTTCAGGAAGCGTGCGCGTGCGCGGTGTTCCTGTTCGTCCACGCATGCCCTCAGCATGGTCCATTCGTCGTGGACCCGCCGATGGCGCAGGGTGCGGACGGTGGCTTCGAGTTCGGCGTCGTCCATCCCGGCGGCTTCCATGGCCGCGTGCTCCTGGTCGGTGGTTTCGGTGGTGGTCATGTATCTATGGTAATACCCTGTTACCCTTATATCCATACCTAGCAACAGTTGGTATTGTGACCTTTGTCACTGGTTTCAGGACTTGGTACTACGGTAACAATGCGTTACGCTAGTTACAGCAACACCACGGAGTGACAGCCCCCAGGAGGCGGCTCCCGAAAGCAGGTACACCCTTTGAATTGCTACCACGTGATTACCGCGCACGGTGAGGTCTACGGCGTCGCCGCAACCACCAAGCGCGACGCCATGCAGATGACCCAGGACCGGCTCACCAGCGAGTCCAGCGCCGACAAACCAGCCACCGCCACCATGGTCGGCCGTTGGGAGGCTGACTATGGAACCGTCCTCCACTACTAAGTTCCAGCCGGGCGACATGGTCATGGCCAACAACGGCCGCGGCGACTGCTACGAGATCACCAAGATCCAGCCCGGCCCGGACGGCGCACCCAAGTATTACGTGCTCAACAACGGAGCCGTGCACGTCAAAAAGCTGGCACTCTCCGGCTGGCACCTCATCACCAAGATCGACCGCTACTACAGGAAGGTGAACTAACCATGGCACTGGACCCCGCCCAGCTGACCAGCCGGTCCAACTCGGACCTGTGCTTTATCAATCTCGTCGCCGACGACGTGACCCTCTCACCGGAGGCCCGCATGGAACTCATCGCGCAGATTGGCCGCGACTGGGGCCGCGCGACGTCCGGTTCCACCGGCCGGTTCAAGGCCAAGGCCGACGCGCTCCGGAAGTGGCCCAGCCACGCGCACCTGTGGCGCAACCAGCGTGAGCGCCGGACGGTGGACGCATGAGCCGCCAGGACGTCCATGTCACCCAGCTGGGCCTGCGATACGCGGGATCTCTCTCGGAGGTCCACGGCAAAGTCCTGGGCCGCGGCGAGTGCCTGTGCCCGGAGTGCCGTGCCGGTGACTTCGCCGACGCCCGCCTGGAACTCACGGTCAAGGCTGACGCCGACGGCCATGTCTACCGGCTGGAGCACGTGCGGCCGGCCTCGGTGGTGGTCGCATGACGCCCTCAGACTTCAACTTGATCCTTGCCGGGCTTGCAGTTCTCGTGACCGCCTACACTGCCTGGTTCAACTGGCACCACAAACCGGAGCGGAAAAAGGCCCGGTACGCGCGTTGGCGCAAGCGGAACGGATACCCGGAATGAGGTGGCTTGCCGTGATCCACTTCGGCGACGGCTCGTCCTGGTCGCACTGGTTCAAGTCACGGCGCAAGGCGCGGCGGTGGGCGCGTGCCGCGCTCCGCACTCCGGACCCGTGCCGGGTGTATGGCGTCGCCATCGTGTGCGTGGCCAAGTGACCTGCCAAACGGTCCCCATCGGGGACACCGTCGCCACGATCTGCCACGGACCCGCCATGGTGGAGGTCGTGAACCGCCCAGACGGGGAGGTCCGCTGGTGCTTTGTGTGCCGGAAGCGCCGGGAGTTCCGGTACATCGTCATGGCCCCCGTAACCATGGACTGGTACGGGCCGTACGCGGACATCAAGTGCGCGCACTGCCGGACCTCTGACGGCGATCTGTTTCCCGGGCGTGAAAGGGAGTGGGAGTGACCAAGCACGTCCTGACCTATGACCAGCTGTGCGAAGGTGCCCGGCTGGGTCTGGAGTCCGGCCGGTTCCGGCGGCAGGAGCGTGGCGCGCGGATCGTGTGCACGTTCTGTGGCCGGAAGGGCTGGTCGTCCGGCTGGTGGTTGGAGCGGTGCCTGTTGGGTCATCCGTTCGTGTGTGGCCAGTGCGGCAAGGTGTTCGCGTCTAAGCAGGGGATCGCGATGCACCGTCGGCACCGTCGTGACCATGTGAGCTAGATCACGCCTAATGGGTCGCCCCACCGGTTGTATCTAAGGTAATACGTTGTTACTATAGATACATAAGGAAAACGGCAAGAGCCGCAGACCAAACCAACAGCCCGGAGCGGAGAAACCGCCAGGCACCATTAGGAGAACCCCTTGTCCCACATGCTCGAACAGTACGGAAACGAAACCAGCTTCATCACCGCCCGCCAGTCCGCTTGGCACCGCCTCGGCACCGTCACCGACGATTGCTTCACCGCCGAAGACGCCCTCAAAAAGGCCCACCTCGCCGACTGGAACGTCCGCAAAGAACTCGTCCAGACGGCCTCCGGCCTCCTGCTTCCCAACACCTACGCACTCATCCGCGACAACCCGTACGTGGACGGCCAGGTGGACGCTCTCACCGAGAACGGCCGCACCGTCGGCAACCAGTACGTCCCGATCCAGAACGAAGCCCACTGCGACCTGCTGAACGCACTCGTCGATGAGGGTGGCGCTCACTTCGAGACGGCCGGTTCCATCCGGAACGGCAAGGAAGTGTTCGTCACCCTGAAGCTTCCGGAAACCATGAAGATCGGCGGCGTCGATGAGGTCGAAACCTACATCGCGGCCATCAACAACCACGAAGGGACCGCGGCGTTCAAGCTGATCACCACGCCCACCCGGATCGTCTGCGCTAACACCCAGGCCGCGGCACTGAAGAACGCACGGTCCAGCTTCAACATCCGCCACACGGTCAACGGACCCAAGGCGATCCAGGAAGCCCGCGAAGCGCTCGGCCTCACGTTCAAGTACATCGACGACTTCCAGGCCGAAGCCGAAAAGATGATCCAGCAGACCATGACCGAAGCGAAGTTCATGGAGATCGTGGACCAGCTGGTCGGCAAGCCGGACCTCACCAAGCCGGACGCCCGGTCCACCAAGTCGCTGGTCAAGGTCCGCGACGACATGCTGTGGAGCTTCCTGGAGTCGGACACCAACGACAACATCCGCGGCACCAACTGGGCGGCGTACCAGGCAGTCACCGAGTTCGCCGACTGGATGTACCCGGTCCGCGGCGAAGACAAGGGCACCAAGCGGGCACTCCGCACGGTGACCGGCGGCAACGACGACCTCAAGACCAAGGCATTCAACCTCCTGAGCGTCTAGCCCAAGGCAAACGAAAGACCCGGACCCAATCGGGGGTCCGGGTCTTTATCGTTGTCCGGCGGTCCTCTCGGCTAAAGACTGCGCCGCACGTTGTCCCGGGCTAGGTCGCCGCCGAAGCGGTGCAGGAGGGTCCACCACGCGGCGAACCAGGACAACAACATCATACCAACGTTGGGTGGTCTACACGCTAGTGCTTGGTGGCAAGTTGTTACCGTTGTTTGTTACGGTGGGGGCATGGCCACGAATTACATGGGATACCGTCAGCTTGCCGAATACACCGGGATCAGTGAACCGGTGCTCCGCCGCTACCTGTCCGCCGCCCGCGCGAACCGCGCCGACGGGGTGGCCACCAAGTCGGACATCCCGGAGCCGGATCTGGTCGTCGGCACGTCCCCGGCGTGGGAGCCTAAGACGATCGACAAGTGGCTCCATAACCGTCCCGGCAAGGGTGTCGGCGGCGGTCCGAAGCCGAAGAAAAAGGACTAGCGCCGCGGCCGGCCGCCCTTGTGGATGAGTGGGCGCATGGCTGGCCAGACCAGGTCGTTCCGCTTCACGTGGCCGCACCAGCAGACGACGTAGCGGGCACCGTCAAAGAACGGCATGACGCTCACGCCGTGCGGTCGCCGCGGCCTCTTGTAGCTCACAGCAGGAACTCCGGCATGAAGATCGCCGCGCCGGACTTGGGATCGAACCGGCCGGTCCAGCGGTAGCGGATCTCCAGCCTGGGCACCTCGGTCATCCCGGCGGGCCTGCCGGTGTAGTCCTGGACGTGCGGGATCATTTCGCTGGCATCGACGTACGTGGAGCCGTCGGGGATCTCCATTTCCTGTTCGACGCCGATGCCGTCCCGTAGCACTACCCTCACGGTCCTGCCCCTTCGATGTTCGATGCGGGGATGCTGGTGGCCATTGCCGGGACCAGCACGGTGGCCAGCGGCGCGAAGCCCGCCGGGACGGCCGGTGGAACCGGCCGGGCGGACGGGATGCCGGTGACAATGCGGACCGACCGCTCATCAGTGCAGACCATGTCGATACGCGGATGGATCGGATCGGACACCGGCAGGGTCAGCCAGCATCCGCCGTGCACGCTATTGACCCGGACGCTCATCGCCGGTTGCGGTGCGGCGGTGACCACCTCGCCCAGCAGTGCCTTGTACGCGGAGTCCCACGCCTCACGTGGCAGTGACCGCGCGACGCTCCGGTCGTCGGCCCAGGCGCGGCGTTCCTCTAGTCCGTCCACGGTCAGCTGGTGAGGTTGATGCAACTGGTGGCGTCCTGGCTGGGCGCGTCCAGTGCCTTGAGCGCGTATCCGTTGGGCGTCAGTTCCAGCTGGAGGTGCGGGACGTCGATGGACTCGTCCACCTGGGCCTTGGTGAAGTAGACGACCTTGGACGGCCGTTCGTTGACCAGCATCCAGGTGAGCCGGGTCATGGTGCCCAGGTATTGCCGTTCGGTCGCTTCCTGTTCCCGGCGCGCCCGGCCCAGTGAGCGCCGTGCCAGGACGACGACGGCGACGACGACGGCGATGAAGATCAGGTCGAGCAGGGTCATTTGGTGCCTTTCGATTGCATGCGTGCCCACAGGTCGTGGACGTCGCCGAACCGGTATTGGAACCGGCCGGTCTTCGGGTTGAGCAGGGCGGGGGTCAGCTGGCCGCGTTCCCGCCATTTGTAGATGCGGTCCACCGTGACGTGGACGCCGTTGGCGCGGAGCGCCCGGGCGATCGTCTCGGGGTCGGTGATGATGTCCTGGGCGGCGCGGAGGTTTTCGCTCCGACGCCGGCCGATGTCGTGGACCGTGGAGCACTCCCGGCACGTGACGGTGTCCGCGTCCTCCCGGGCGTACAGGTCCGCGGAGCACACCTTGGTGTGGACGCCGTCGTCGGCCAGCACGACGGCGTAGCAGGGGCCGATGAACTGGAGCCGCGGCTGGATGTCGATGAACCGTTCGATCTGGCTGATGGCGTCGGTGATCTCTGCCAGGACGTCGGCCGCGGCGGGGTAGCGGCGGAGCCAGTCGGTGTACTGGAGCAACCACCCGCTGATCTGGGTCGGGTTGTCCTTGCACGTCAGTGGCGTGGGGATCTGGACGACGACGCGGTTACCGTCACGGTCGATCATGAGCGCGGGTGTGGTGCGTTCCTCGGACACCAGCTTCGCCCAGGACTGGAGCACGTCGTGCAGGTAGTCGCGTGCCCGGGCCGCGCCGACGTTGAACGGCATCTTGACCGGGTCGATCTCCACCGCCCCGCCTGGGCCGGTCGGTGGTGCCGTCCTGGCGAGCTTCACCACGGTGGTGTTCAGTTCCCGCATGAGCGCGGGGATGTACTGAAGCTTCCGGGTCAGCCTCATCTGGCACCCGGTGCAGATGGTCGCCTGGTCGGCGGACTGCGGGTCGCCGCACGCTTCACAGATGTGGTCGCTCACTGCGCCGGTTCACCGTCCTCGTGGTCGTCGTCGGTGTACGCCTCCGGGCACCGGCCGTTGGCCCAGACGAACTCTTTGATCTGCTTGTCGGTGTGCTCCGTGTGCACGGCGGCGTACAGCTGGGCCAGGTGTTCGGCTTCGGCGGAGTCGGCTTTTTCGGCGGCTACCTCGAACCCGCAAAGCCCACAGCTGAGGGTGACGTCCATGGTTTTGGCTCCGTTCCGTGGTGTGGGCAGTGCTGGTCGATCGGGGGTTTGCTGGTGGGGTCGTACCGGACCGCGGGGCAGGTGCACCCTGGCCGGTTCCGGTTCACCGTCCGGTGGGTGTAGTGGCCCCAGGTGTCACCGCGCGCGTACATGGCAGGGGCAGGGGCAGTCGGCGAACTGGTCGTGGCTGATGTCCCAGCCGTTGCCATTACAGCTGGTGTGCTTGGTGTCCCGGCAGTCGGGGGAGAGCATGGTCCCGGACGACACCGGCAGTTGCCGCCGGGGGCAGAGCAGGTCGTGGTCGGAGTTGATGTTGACGTGCTCGCCGCAGTCGGGGCAGGGGTCGATTCTCATTGGTCGGTCCTGGTGCATCGGCAGTTGGGGTGGGGTTGAGTCCAGCCCTGGCCCTTGATGAGCCGGGCCGTGAAGATCACTTCGCCGGGGATGCCGGTGGTGCCGGTGATGGTGCCGCCGGAGAGTGACTGTGCGATGAGGGTGGCGAGCCGGAAGGTGTCGCGTTCATCCGCGCTCATCCACTCGCCGTCGGCGGGCGGTTGTTCGCCTGTCATGCACTCCACGTCCCGTAGTGTTCGGCGTTCCACCAGGACCAGTAGCTCCAGGTGTCGATGAAGTAGCTCCACATGTCAGTTGCCTCCGTTGTTGTTGCGGGTTGGGTTGTCGGTGCTCTTGGCTTCGGGGACGGTGATGGTGCATTCCCGGTGGCCGACGTCCAGGAAGTCCTGGAGTCTGTCGGCGGGCAGGTAGAAGGTCACCGACATCATGGGGAGGCCCGCGGGGTTGACGTGCCCGGCGTCCTTCCGGATGATCGCGGGGACGGCCTTCAGTTCCTTGCTCAATTCAGCCGGTCCTTCAGTGAGGGGACGTCGGTGGTGGTGTCGGGTGAGTGGTCCTGGTGCCGGTCGTCTTCCATCCGGCGTTCCTGTGCCAGCACCTCATGGACTATGGACGCCATTTCGCTTGTCTCGTGTTCCTCGTGCCGGTGTCCTTCGCGGAACCCGACCCAGGCCGCTAACGCGGTCACGATGACCAGTGCGATGTTGGAAAGGACGATCAGTTCGTCGATGCTCATGCGTCACCTTTGGCTTCCTCTAGTTGGATGGACAGGAACCGGACGTTGTTGTTCGCTTCCTGGGTGGCGGTGTGTGCGGCGTTCAGCTGGCCGGTCAGTTCGTCGATGCGGGACAGTGCCTTGTCCAGCAGTTCACCGGCCGCGCCCGGCCCCATCCGGTACAGCGTGTTGGGGTCGAACGCGATCAAGTCCCGGACGATCGACAGGGCGGGCAGTTCGCCCGTCTCGGCGATCGTGGTCATGACGGCCAGGTATTGCTCCGGCGTGATCATGAGGTGTACCCGTCGTTCGGCAGGATGTGCGTGCGGACCGGGATCACCCGCTGGGGCTGGGTGACGATGAGGCACCGCGCGGACCTCCGGCCAGCGGCCAGGTGGGCGATCAGCCGGTGCCGGCCGTCGCGGACCGTGTAGTCGCGGTTCAGGATCGGCGGCGCGACGTGGCCGTCGGTGCCCAGCAGGATGTCCTGGTAGAAACGGACCTGTGCCGGGTCGATGGTCTGGTCGTCGAACCGGACGTCACAGAGCCGGACCCATTCGATTTCCAGGGTGGCGTCTTTGTCGATCACTTGGCGCTCCGTTCCGCGATCATGCGGGTCTGGTGGTGGGTGAAGCCCTGGCGGTCGTCGAACCTCTCGCCGCACGCGCACACGACGTCGTCGCCGTAGACCTTCGCCGGGCGGTGCTGGGAGAGCACGTAGGGGATGTCGCCGCGGATCGCGGTGATGATCATGTTGACGTTGGACTCGCACACCTTGTGCCAGCGGGTGTCGTTGACTTCCCCGACACAGGGCAGTGGGCACACCCAGGCCATGAGCACCTGACGGAGCGTGGCAACGCGGCGGGCGGGTGGCAGGAACGACCAGCGTTCGGCTGGCTTGGTCAGCAGTTTCATGACCTGCCGGGCGCGTCGTTTCGTCGGCCGGTAGGTCATGGCTGGTCGTACCACTGTTCGTGGCGGGTGCCGTATCCGGACGCGTGCGGCATGGCGTGGCGCTTGGGTCGGCGGCACTCACGGAGTTCACCGGACGGGGTGACGTGCACGTCCTGGCACGACGCGTCCCAGTCGGTGAAGACCATTTCGCGTTGGATGTCCAGCTGTTCGCGGGGGACGTCGTCGATGCTCACAGGGGTGTCCGTTCCTGGGTGCGGGTGTCGTGGAGTTCGTAGGTGAACAGCGTCCCGGCGTAGCTGGCCCGGTAGGCGCGTGCCCGGCGGATCGCGGACCGGCGGAGCCAGAACCGTTCGACCGGGAAGGGGATGGTGGGGAAGTGGCGTGCCTTGGTGATGAGCGCCCAGCGGGGATGGATCATTTGTTGCCGCACCTCTTGCATCCTTCGATGTGCCGGAGTTCGACGCAGACCACGCACAGGTCGGGGTCCACCAGGTTCGGGTTGTAGGGCTTGCTGTCGCCGACGGCCTTGGATATGCCGCAGAACGATATGCGGACCTCCAAGCCTCTGGTGCACTTGCAGAACAAGTGGCACAGATACTTGGGCGGCTGGCTGTCGTTGGTGGCTGGCTTGTCCTGGACGGCGGCGGCGGTACTCATGGCCGGGTGAACTCCGTGGGTGTATCTGCTGGGTGGGTGAGGTCGTCACACCGGAAGGGTGAGTTTTCGGGGCAGTCGATGCAGTCGTGGCCCTGGCCGGTGGCGGGGTCGGTCCAGGCGGGGCGGAAGACGTGGGTCGGGCGTCCGGTGATGGTGTATCCGCTCATGACGACCCGCCCAGGACTTTGGCGCGTTGCCGGGCGATCCAGCGGAGCGTGTGTTCGTGGCACGTGTGTGTCAAAACAGCGGCGGGAAGGTTGTTCGTGGCCTCGGTGATGAGCTTGGAGGCGACGACGTCGGCGGGCAGGATTGTGGGGTCGTCCCATTCGCCGGGGACCATGAGCACGGTGCGGATGCGTTGCATCGACTGGTAGATCCCGTAGCGGATGGCGCGGATGGTTTTGAGTTCGTCGCGGGCGGCGATCTGGTCCGGGGTCATCATAATGCCCGCCGTTCCATGCGGTTGTGCCAGGCGGCGTGGATGGTGGCCGCGGAGCCTGCCTGGACGACGGCACCGCAGACCATGCACTGACCGGCGGACGCGGTGCCGACGGCGTACACGACGTCGTTGCGGAGGATGTTGAACTGGTCCCAGGGCTGGCCGGTGGGGTGTCCGGTTTCGAGCGATGGGACCAGCTTGATCGCCAGGCGGCGGAGGTCGGCCGGCGAGTAGAGCGACTTCAGGTAGGCGACGGTCGCGTCGAACTGGGTTTCCATTTCAGCTGGTCGCCCGCCCCACCCAGATAAGTCCGAAGATCAGGTTGGACGCGGCGATGGCGAGCATGGCCCAGCCCAGGAAATAGCTGTGGATCTGGAGCATGGTGACGCCGACCATGATCTCCACGACGATCCAGGTGACGGACACCGCGACGATGGCCAGGAGGATGGCCAGGCCCAGTGCGACCGTGGCGACGGTCTTGGTGTGCCGGTAGCCCGTACGCATTTAGCAGGGCACCTCATCTGAATGGCGTTCGGTGTGGACGTCGCATTCGACGTTCATAATGCAGGTGCAGTCCAACGGTTTCTCCCTGTGGTGTTTGGCGAACCGACTAGCGGCGCTTGGTATCTACGGTAACACTTTGTGTGTTGGATTTTCCGGCCATCAACCTCACAATTTGCCGCGGGGTTTCCGTGACCCGGTACGCGCCGAACGACGCCGTCACCACCGTCACCCGCCCGCCCGGTTCGCCGGTGAGGTGCCTGCCGGTCGGGACCGTGTGGAGCGCCAGGATCGTGTGGTCGTTCCGGATGCGGATCTCTGACCCGTCGTCGGCGGACGTCAGCAGGATGTACCGCGGTTCCGCGCTCACAGCGCGGGCCTGATGAAGTAGGGCAGGACGGTGAACCCGCCGGGGAAGTCGAACGTGACGGCCCGGGCGTTCAGCAGGCCGATGAACTCGGTGCGCTGGTCAGCGCTGAAGTGCTGGAAGTAGAACTTGTTGAATCCGACGCTGTACGCCAGGTACGCCTTGTAGTTCTTGTCCGTGGCACCGAGTGCGTCCCCGGCCTTGAGCCGTGCCAGGAAGTCGTCGGGGTGCACGGACCCGCAGTACGAACACTTCCGTAGTCCATCCTTTTCGCGGACCTCCCACGTGTCCAGGTTCGGGCCAGTGGGCAGTGCGAACTGTGGCCGGTGGATGTGTGTGCCGTCTTCCTCACGGCGCGGGCACGTGTGCTTGTCGCTCATGCCTGGCCTGCTTCCGCGCGGGCGATTGCCTCGTCGAACCGGGCGACCTCACGTTCGTGGAACCGTGCCGTCGCGATCGCGGAGTGCATCAGGGTTTCCTCCACGGCCAGGACGGCGTCGGATGCGTCCGGCGGCGGGCAGTGGGTGCCGATGACGTAGACGGAGTGCGTCTTGTACCGGTTCATCATGGCCAGGTGTTCGTGCCGGTGTTCCTTGAGGATGAGGATCGCGGCCTCATCGACGGCCGTGTCTTTTGTGTTGCTCATTGTGCTGGTTGCGTCCTTTTGTGTGTTGCCGTTGGTGGGGATGTGTTGCGTACTAGATGCGACTGACGCGGAACGTCAGCCCTGGGTTGCGGAGCGACAGTGTTTTGGCGGCTTCGAGCGCGGATTGTTCACTGTCCGGCCCGGACCAGGCGGCGGCGTCGATGGGTTTGTTGGTGGGGTCACCGTTTGGTTTGATCCAGACCCAGCGGCCGTAGCCGTCCAGGCGGAGTTGCACCCCGTACTGGCGGACGCGCTTCCTGCTGGTCTTAGTTTTGGTCATTGTTGGCCCGTTCTCCGTTGAGTCGGCGGATGACTGGTTGGGACAGTTGCATGAGCACGACGCGGGCGTGTTTGTTGGCGAAGTAGTCGGGGTCACCGGCGCGGTGGTCGAGTTCGTGTGCGTAGTTGCCGATGCGGTTGGTGAGGGTGAGGATCACGTTGGCCAGGGCGCGGATTGTTTCGTCGGCGCGGATGCGTCCTTGGTCGTCGGTCGCGACTGTGTTGATGAAGTCCTGGACGAGTGCGGCGGCGTTGGGCATGTCGTTCCGGAGGGTGACGAGTGCGTTGGCCAGGTCGTTGGAGACGAGTGCCCGGGCGGTTCGTTGTTCTTCGGTGGCCCGGTCGATGCCGTCGTTGGGTGCTTCCGGGGGTTGTTCAGTCATGGTCCTGTCCGTCCTGGGCGATGGTGCCGATGAGGTGGTCGCGGTTTCCGGTGATGAGTGCGATGAGGTCGCCCAGGGTGAGGGTGACGTACTGGTCGGCCATGCTGAGTCGGCCTTTGCCGGTGCGTTTGTGGACGACGAGTCCGGCGAGTGCGTCGTCGTTGCCGCGTTCGGCTTCGGCTTCCTTGACCCATTCGGAGAGTTTCATCTGCTTGGTGTGTTTGCATTCGATGACCAGGCGTTGGCCGTGGACGCGGACGCCTCCGACGTCGCCGCGGTCTTTGACGCCGCGTTTGGGTCGGCGGTCGATGCGGTCGTCCTGGAGTTCCAGTGCGAAGTAGTCGGCGGTGTCGCGTTCAAAGCTGGAGCCTTTTTGCCGGTGGTAGGCGCGGCGGTTGGCGGCGTTTTGCGCTTCGGTCATTCCAGTCACCGGGCCTGGTTGAGTGCGTGCTGGGCGAGCCGTTCGATGATGGAGGCGATCTGCTGGGCTTCCTGGTTCAGGTACTCGGCCAGGTGGGCGGCTGGTTCTTTCCGGGATTTCATTCGCCGGCCTCGGTGGTGACGAGTGACTTGAGTGCCCAGCGGCGGAGTTGGTAGCGGCACCATGCGGATTCGGTGGCCGCGGACGGTGATGCGCCTTTGACGGTGATGCGACCCAGGCGTTCGCGTTCGGTTTTGCCGGTGACGTTGTAGACGGCCTGGAACTGTTCGGCGGTGGGGAAGACGTTCTCGGGGAACAGCTGGTCGAGTTGCCGCGGCTTGCGTGACTCGGGTGCGCGGGTGGCGGCTTCGCGTGCGGCTTCGCGGTACTGGTCGGTGAGTTTCAAGATGCTTCCTCCTGGAAGTCGAGAGTGGTTTGTTGGAGTCGTGTTTCGAGTGAGAGCTTGAGGTAGTCGGCGGACAGGTCGATGCCGACGTACTTGCGGCCGTGGCGTTGGGCGACGAGTCCGGTGGTGCCGGAGCCGGAGAAGGTGTCCAGGACGACGCCGCCGGGTTTGCATCCGGCGACGATGCACCGGCGTGCTAACTCCTGCGGGAAGACGGCGAAGTGTGCGCCGCCGAACGGTTGGGTGTTGATGGGCCAGACGTCGCCGGGGTTTTTACCGTTCTCGTGTGCGCCCAGGTAGTCCTGTTGTGGTGAGACTCCTGGGAGATTGTTGGCGTTGGCTGACCATGCGGTGCCGCCGCGGTTGGGCTTGTACTCGCCTTTGGCTGAGTTCTCTTTCCACCCGGCCTGTGGCTTCCTGGCTTTGCGGCTGGGCGCGCGGTCTTCGCTGAGTGGTTCGCGGAGCGCGTCAAGGTCGAACCAGTAGGTGGGTTTCTTGGTGAACATGAAGATGTTTTCGTGCTTGCCGGACAGCCTGTCGGTGACTGACTCGGGCATGCCGTTGGGCTTGTACCAGATGATGGAGTTCCGCAAGATCCAGCCGTCGGTCTGGAGCGCCAGGGCGACGCGCCAGGGGATGCCTTGGAGTGCTTTGCCGGGGCCGTAGCTGTCGCCGATGTTGAGCCAGAATGTTCCGTCGTCGGCCAGGACGCGGCGGGCTTCGGCGAACAGTGCGCGCATGGTTTCGACGTACTCGTCCGGTGTTGGTTCCAGCCCGTACTGGCCGTCGTTGCCGTAGTCGCGGAGGCCGTAGTAGGGCGGCGACGTGACGATACAATCGACGCTACAATCCGGCAGTGTCCGCATGACCTCCAGTGAGTCGCCCTGGTGGAGTGTGATCTGGTCGTCGGTGTAGTAGACCTTCACCGGTCCAGCCATGTTGGTTCCTCTCGGGTGTTCCAGGAGTCGGCCATCCGTTTGGTCGATGCGGTTCCGCGCTGGGCGGGTGCCTGGATGGTGGTTTTGGGGAGTGGTTTGTAGTGCGGGCATTGGCGGCAGTAGCAGACCTTGAGGCACCGACCGCCGGGTGGGTGTCCGCCGTCGGGGCAGGAGCCTTGGCTGACCCGGATCAGCTGACGCGCTGTGGGGCGATTTGCGCTCACTTAGGTGCCTCCGTGTGTGATTGCCTTGCCGTGGTCCTGCGGGGCTGTCCTGGCCGTCACGCCACGTCAGCCAGGGGCATTAGGTGGGTCGCATTGTGGTGCTGGTTGTCGAGAACACGAAAAAGGGCGATTTCGCGTTTGCGGGCTACGGCGATTTCCGCGGACTGTTCGATGGTCCAGCCCCGCCCGGGGAAGTGCAGGCTGACGCGTTGAGGGTCTACGCCGTATGTGCGCCCGATCTCGGCGTACGACCAGCCGTCGTCCAGGTGTTGCTCCATCGCGGCCAGCAACTCCGGCGTGTAGCGCCGTCCGGACCGCGGGTCGCATGGCATGTTGGTGCCGGTCCGTGCACGCGCACGCTGGACGGTCCGCTGTGTGATGCCCAGGCGTTCGGCGATGTAGCGTGACGACTTGCCCAGCCGGGTGAGTTCAGCGACGGATTCGTCCCATGCCTTCGGTGAGGCGTGCTTGGCGTGCTTGAGGCGGCTCACAGGTCCACCAGCTGTGCGGCGCGTGCGGCGCGTGCGGCTTCAGCGGCGCGGGCTACCCGGTCCTGGAAGTCGGCCGGCCGCGGAGCGGTGGTCCGGCACGGCTTGCATGCCCAGGCTTTTGTGCCTGGGTGCTCCGGGCAGTCCGCGGAGGTGTCATTGGACTTCGGCGGTTCGATGACGCGCTTCGGTGCCGGTGCGGTGCCGTCGGCCTTTTGCCAGTGCGGGCCGTCCATCGGGATCACGGCCGGGGTGTGGTTGGTGGTTGCCAGTGCGGCGTGGATCGCCGCGATGCTGACCATGCCAGCCGGTGCCCGGTTGGCGGCTTTGGCGAGTGCGGCCATGATGCCAAGTTCGTCCCAGTCGGGGCGGATGCTGTGGATCAGTGCCGCGGTCATTTTGGCCTGATCTTTGGTCATCATCATTGTTCGCTCCCTTCGCGTTCACTAAGTGACGATGATGATTTCTTTAGCCCAAATCTCTTTTAGAGATTTAGGTGAGATAGCTACTTAGGTGAGTAGTTATTGGTATTGGTATTGGTGCTATGGATTTGCTATCCGTTTGCCATGGTTTTGCTATGGCACTTGCTTTAGCACTTGCTAACTTTTTGCTAGTTGGCAGAACTCGCAGTCCGGGCTGATCACGTGTTTCTTTTCGTGGTGCCGGATGTGCGCGCCCCAGGCTCCGGAGGTGGACCGGTTGCTCTGCAACACCTCCAGTTCGGCCTTGGACTTCTGGTGCTTCAGGTAGTCGTGACAGACACGATCCGGCTTGTACTCCACCCATCCATACGCCTCCAGTTCCTTTCGTTCCTTGGCCGGGATCTCCATCCAGATGCCGTCGTCGATGCGGCCGTCGGTCCGAAACTCATTGCAGTGCGCCCATAGCTCCAGCACGCGGAGCCTGGCCGACCTGGTCATCGACCGGAACTTCGGGTGCCGGAACACTTCGTTGGTCACCGTGATGAAAGGGCGGAAGTCTCTGTCGGTCATGTCCGCCCCTTGTCATGGCGACCAGTAGCGCTTGGTACAGCGGGCACGACTCAACTCCTGGTGCGTTTTTCGACTTTCGCCGTGGCAAACCGGAGGTCCGGACCGATCGCGTCGATGTCCATTTCCAGGTTGTCCCGTTCGATGCCCTTGGCGTCGGTGAAGCGGTTCATCTTCAGCCTGCCGGTCGCGATCACCCGGGTGCCCTTGTGGAGCGACGCGGCGACATTCCTGACGTACGCGCCCCAGGCGTTGCACCGGACAGGGATCGGATCTCCGTCCTTCCACTGCCCGGTGGACTGATCAAAGAACCGCGGGTTGGCGATGATGGTGAGGTTTGCGACCTGTCCCCCAGTAGGCAGGTCGCAAACGTTCGGGTCGTCGGACAGGTTGCCGACGATAGTGGTGACGGTGTCGAGCGCCATTGTCCTAGCCGCCCATTTCTTCCTGGAGGTATTCGCCCTGCCAGTCGGCCGGCGGCTGGTCGTAGTCCCCGCCGGTGGGGCCGTCCTGGACCGGAGGCGCGGCCGGAGCCGGTTCGGTGAGTTCGCCGGTGTCGTTGTCGTACGTGAAGTTCGCCTCGTCGATGTTGGCACCCAGGTCGGTCCTGACGACGCCGTCGAGTTCCGCGGCCTTGGCCACGGTGGTCAGTTCGGGCGAGAGCGGCACGTACTTGAACAGTTGCTTGAGCACGGTCTTTTTGGCCATGGCCACCCAGTCGGTGACCCACGGGCCGTTGTTCTTGGCCATGGAGCGTTGCCGGATGAGTTCGACGTCGGCGACCGACATGACCTCGAACGCGTACCCGCCGTTGGTGAAGTGCGCGACGGCGTAGACGTACTTGGGTTTGCCGCGGTTGGTGTCGGCGGGCCGGTGCTCCAGCCGGGCGTTCAGCCCGAGCGCGTAGTCGAACTCGTCGTTTTCGTAGACCATGTGGGCATAGATCATCTTGACCTGCCCGGACTGCCAGGCGAGCTTGATCAGACCCTTGTAGCCCGGGATGAACTGGACCTTGCCCTTGAACGGGACCAGGTAGCACTCACCAAGGATGCCGGGTTCAAGGCCCAGCTGGGACGCCGTCATGATGGCACCGAGCAGGGAGCGGACATCGCACTGGAGCAGTGCTGGGGTGGATTTCATGACCGACGTGGCCAGGCGGGCCATGCGGTCGGCGGACATGTGCTTCGGGAGTGCGCGTGCGATCTCGCCGACGTTGTCGTTCAGCAGGTCGTAGACCGTCGGTTCTTTGGGTCCGTCCTGCCGGGCGACCGCGGTGCGGTTCTGGAGCTTGGACGTGAGGTTATTGCCCATGGTGTTTCTATAGATCCTTTACGTTGCAGTGCTTGAGTAGTTGGCGGTATTCCCCGCCCTGTTTGTACGTCCAGCCCTTGCCGGGGAACTTCCGGTGGAGCGTGGTCATGGATATGCCGGTGGTGCGGTGTGCTTCCTTGAGTGAGGCACCGTCCTCCAGGAGTTCCTTGGCCTGGGCCAGTAGCTCCGGGGTGGGTTTTGCTCTGCGCGTCAGCTGGTTCGGCGGCAGTGGCTTGGTCACAGCTGGGTGCCTTCCTTGGTCAGCCGGAGCACGCGGGACCGGTACTTGGTGTAGACGTCGGGGTGCTCTGCCTTGAGCCGGTCCATGTCCAGTGCGATCGACGGGATCGTCAGCGCGTCGGCCAGTTCCGGGTTTTCGTCCCGGAACCGCGAGGCCGCGAACGTGCCGGTCGGCTTGGCGGTGAGCACGACTTTGTCGGTGACTTGGAGCGCGTGGCCGTTGCCGACCAGCACCCGGAGCTTCGCTTCGGCCAGCGCCGCGGCAGTCTCCGCAGACTTGACGTTCTGCTTCGCCGCGTTCCATTCACGGATCAGCTGGGCGGCTTCCGCCGGGCTGGCCATGGTGATCTTGGACGGGTCCGGTCCCTTGTAGAACGACTTGACGACGTCCAGGTCCGCGGCCAGCGGTGCCGGTGGAACCTGCTTGAGGATGTGGTCGAACCAGAGTTCGCGTTCGATCTCCGTGATCATGGCGATCTGGTCCTCATCACGTTCGACGCGGCGGAACTGGAAGTCCCGGCCGTCGATCAGGACAGCCACCCAGGCGTGAGGTGCGCCGGTCACGGCCATGCCGTGCTGGACCTGGATCTCCGCGTGGTCCGCCGTCTGGTCGTCCGACCATTCGTCACGGTTCCACCAGCCGGTCGTCTTCGCCTCGAACAGACCGCCGTCGTCGGCGAACCCGTCGGGGGAGTACAACTGCCAGGGCCGTTCGTTGTTCCGCTGGAGTCCGGCGAGCCTGATGCCGATGCCGGTGTCTTCGGTGAAGACCTCCCGGACCACCGGTTCCAGCTTGCGGCCGAACCGCATGGCCGGATTGTCGGGGATCTCGGGGATCAGGCCCAGCTTGTCCAGGTAGACGTACAGCGGGCCGTCGTAGGCGTTGACGCCGCACGCCTTGGAGGCGTCAGAACCACCCAGGCCGGACTTGCGCGCCTTGAGCCAGTCCGGCCGCGGAGCGTCGTAGGGCATGACCTCCGTGGAGGCCCGCGTGACGGCTTCGGCGGTCACAGCCCGTACCCCAGTTCGTAAAGCAGTTGATCGGTGTGGGCTTCGGCCCACTGTTCGTAGTAGGCGATCCAGTTGCCGCGGGTTTCCGCGCTGTCGTCTACGTCGCCCAGTCCGGCAGGCGTTCCGCCGGAGGTGAAGATGGCCGCGTTGATCAGGTCATCGACCAGGATGCCGAACAGAACATCATCGACGTCCCTCCAAAGACAGACACCCAGGATGCGGGCGCACTGGTCAATGACGTCGTTCTGTTCTGCCTGGAGTACCGCGGCACCTTTGGCCATGGAGAGGATGAGTTCACGGGCTTCGACGCGGCCAGCTGGGCGCGGTTGGAGCCTGGAAATTGGACTGACGGCGGCTGATTCCACCGTGCTAACATTGGTAATCATCTGTGACGTATCTCCTGCGTTGCTGATTATGTTGGTGTTGGTTAGACCCCGGGGCTTGGTGTCCCCGGGGTCTTCCTTGTTTTCAAGTGAAGACCGTCTAACCATGGTAACACCTTGTGACTGTAGTTACTAGAGGTGACCGTGTCCACTCCGCCCATTCGGCGGGGCTGATGCCGTCCTCCGGGACGCCGCGGCGTCGCCGCGCCCGGACCATGGAGTTCAGAGCTTCCCGCTCCTGCTGGAGGTTCAGCTTGGCGCGGGCCGTCTTCTGGCTCTTGCTCATGACGCCTTTGCTGGACATCCGCCGGTAGCCCTTCTGGATACGGCGGCACTTGGTGCACGTTCCGTTCCGGAGTTCGGCGCGGACCGCCGTCTTAGGTGCATCCTTGGGCCTGGTGCTGATGGCACCGGCGCGGTTGGGGTAGTACGTTTCGCGTTTGCAGACCGGGCAGTGCATGGCTGGTCACTTTTTGCCGGACTTGAATACCGACTCGCCGCGTGCGGAGCGCTTGGTGTCGGCCACCGGAGCCTGGGCCAGGAAGCGGAGCATGCCGTCTACCTGTGCCTGGGTCATAGCGAACTTGCCCCGGGAGAGTTTGGTGTATTCGACCTTTCCGTCGCGGATCAGGCGGCGCACCATGTGCGGGCTGACGTTCGCTCCCAGGTCTTCAGCGACTTCCTCGGGTGTCCGTAGGAGTTCCATCGCGTGGTTTACCTTTCGTGTTTCCAGCGCTGGGCGGCTGGTGCGCCTTTCGTTGGTGTGCCGTGTTTGGCAAGTCAACCAGTGACGCTTGGTTAGTTAGTTGTGCGTCGATCCCGATGGTTCATGGGGAGTTACGGCGGTGTAACTAATGCTAGTGGGTGTTGTCACCACTGGCAATAGGTGGTTTACTTATTCCAGTCCTTGGATTTATAGGAGTCCTACTCCAGTCCCAACAGATTGAAAGCGACCAGCGACCGTTGCCAATAGGACAAGCGCCAGTTAGCATAGATCGTACTGGGTCAACGTGCGATAACAAGGGGCAATGGCGCGCTACGCACGATCTGGGGGAAAGGAACACCGAGTAATGACAACGCAATGAGATAGATCAGAAAACAACACGAAGGTTGATAACCACAATGAAAAACGACGACTGGACACTCGCCCGGCTCATCGCTCAACGAAAGGGCGATCGGTCTTTCAAGCGCCTCTCGATCGACTGCGGCGGCATACCCACCGCCAACCGTCTACAGCAGATGGCCACGAAGGACATCAACGCCTTCCCGGACCCGGAGACAATTCGTGGGATGTCACTGGGCCTCGGCACCACCATCACTGAGGTAACACTTGCGATAGCCCGATCACTCGGACTAAATGTTGCCTCCGGAGAACCAGATGCACTCACCCTGGCTGGGGCGGGCGCACTGCCTGTGGAAGCACAGGAAGCCATCATCACGGTCAGTCGCGAAATGCAAAGGCTCTACAGCCCCCCGAAGCGACTGTCACTGGTGAACAAAGAACGCCAGGTGGAGGATGACACCTTCACCGACCGTGCCGCATTCAACGCCGACGCCCGCGGGGAGGTGTTCGACGCTCAGTAAGTTACTGGAGGGCTCACTGATGCTGTTCATTCTGACGTGCCTTGTCCTGTTTTTGATGGACTACAACCGGGACGGCATCCCGGACATGATGCAGATGTCCGCGAACCTGGACATCTACGACCTCGGCCGGCTGGCCCGGGCGATGGACGTGACCGTTTTGGTCGGCGTCCTGCCTTCCGGGTGGCTGGGAGCATGGTGTCACCGACGGAGGGAGATCACGATGAAACCGGATCTTCCGCGGCATATCTTCAGGAGCGTGCTCGCCCACGAACTGGGCCACGCGCACCTGGGACACTCCGGCTACAACGCGCCGGACTCCATTCCGGAACGTGCGGCGGACCGGTTCGCCGCGAAACACCTCATCAGGATGGACGACTACCACGCGGCCATGGCCACGCACGGAGACGATATTCACGCGATGGCCCGGGAATTGAACGTTATGCCCTGGGTCGTCAATGAGTTCCGGCGCACGACGTCGGGTGGTCTGTTTTCGCGCGTGGGCATGGCCGTTCCACCAGTGGCCTTTGACCGGCCGATGTGCTCCATCGGTGTCATCGGCGACTGCCTGGATGAAGACGACGAGATTATGATCTTAGGTAACAACGTGTTACGCTAGATACATGACCGAAGGAACCAACCACTACCTCACCTGGCCCACCGCCGAAACCTACGCCTGTGGAGCCAATGCCGTCGGACGGCGCAATACCCGTACCGACACCGACCGCACGAACACCACGTGCGAACCCTGCATCGACGTCATCCACCAACTGGAGGCGACCGAATGATCCGATTTACCCGCACCGCCATCGCGGTCCTGCTGTTCCTACTCGCCGCCTGGACTCTCGTGTCCGGCGTCTGGAACTTCGCTACCGCCGTCCTGTACCAGCACAGCGGAGACGCCGTCCTCGGCTTCGCCTTCCTCGGTGCCACTGCCATCCTGCTGGTTTTGTGCACCGTCATCAATCCCAAACCGCAACCACCTAAGCCGACCACCCCAACCATGCCCACCATCAAGACACTCACCATCCCCGCCGACCCGGCGGCACCAGTAACCCGAGACACCATCGACGCCGGACTCAAGGCACTCCAGGAGGCCGTCGGCGGCAACATTGAAGCCGTCGGCTCCGGCACCGACTGGACCGCCTGGGCCGATGAAGACGGCAAGATGAAGCGCCGACCTTTCAACCCGCGCGCCACCCACGCCATGGGATTCATGTCCGGACACAGCCTCAACGACCCGATCGTCGGGACCGTAGTGCTCACCGGCCACACGCCCGACGGCGAACCCAAAGACCTGGACCCCGACGTAGCCGACCGCGCCGCCCAACTCAGCCAGGAACTCACACTCTGACCCTTCCCCACTAAGGGCATGACGTGTTACTATAGTTAGACCACACCAACCAAGCCGCACGGCTATAGCTGTACCCACAAAAACCAATACCGCTGGCCAAACCACCAACCAGCAAGCAGACTTCCTCCCCTCCGGATGACCACCCAGGCCCGGTTGGGAGGGTGCCACCACCAACAAACAACACCAGAAAAATCAAACACAGGAGAACCACACCATGAGCGACGAAACCTTCTGCCTGAAGGACTCGGAAATCACCAAGGCCGTCGAAATGTACGGCGAACTCGGCGAGAAAACCGCCGACGAATACAAGCACCTCCCCCTCACACTCAAGCGGACCGCGGCAGTCGTGGTCATCGGCGTCATCCGCCACATGACGCCCGACCAGGTCCGGCAGTGGTCCGACGACGACGACTTCCGCGCCAACGCCGACGCGCTGATCATGGCGTACGAACTCCAGCACCCCGAGAAACTGGGTCCGGAGATCGCCGCCGGAGAGTTCATCTACGAACTGTCCTCCCGGCTGGACCACAGCAAGTGCGACCACGCCCGCGAAGACCGCAACGCGCATGAGGCATTCCACGACACCAGCGAACGGCTCAACATCCCGGACACCGACGTCGATGCGAAGTTCGCGGACATCCTGGCCGGATTCGACGCCACCGCAGAAACCGACGGCCCGCGGCCGGCCAGCTTTGAGGTCGGCACCGACGGCGAAACCACCGACCAGCGGAAGGGTGACGCGTAATGGCCGCACCAACGATGACCGTCTGTGAGGAAGACGTCACGCTGGCAGTGATCTTCCGCGAAGCACCCACCGGACGTATCGACGCCCACGTCAAGGGGAACATGGACCCCCGCGAACTGGTCTACCAACTCCGGGAGATCGCCAACCATATCGAACTGAACGGCCCGGTCGATGGCTAACTGGACCTACCAACTCCACCTGGAAGACGTCTTCCACGACGACAAGCTGTCGCTCAAGGACAAGACCGACACCATCGTGGGACGGATCAAGGCAGGGTCATGGTACTCGGCGGCGTCGTACGAACTTGAGGGCGTCCTGGAAGAACTGAACGACGCGGCCGACTGCGGCGACGTCGAATGGTGGGACCAGGTATGGGACGCCTTCTACGACGTCGCCGACACCCACCGCGTGTGGGTCACCACGCGATGATCACGCACACCAGCGTTCCGCTCCGCGACTGGCCAGTCGTCAAAGCCGAACTCCTGGCCGCGTCGTTCACCGACCAGGTGAAGATCCACTACCTGACCCACTCGCCCGACCTGGTGTGCATGGAAACGCGCACACCGGCCGACCTGGCGATCGTCACCGACGCCGCCCACAACGCCGTAGCCCGGCATCGTAACGCACTGAAAAAACAACTTTTGAGCAGGAGAACAGAACTATGCAGGACCAAGCTGTCATGACCGACGCGGACGCGATGCTCAAGATCATCGACGCGCTGGACAAGATCAACGAACTCACCGGCATCACCACCGAGCAACGCGCCCGGGTATGGGACGCCATCATCGACCCCCGCGCCGACTGGCTCGGAGCACACCGCGTGAAGATCACGCCACTCCGCACACTCGGCGAAGTCGTCCAGGCACAGACCGGCAACCCGCCGTCGCACGTCCCAACCGCAAGCGACATCATCCAGGCTTTGGAAGCTGTCACCACACCCAAGGAGGCACCACCAGTTGAGCGATCAACGCACGATCCTGACCTATAAGGACGTGTCCGGTCTGACGAGTATCAAGGTCACGTCACTCCGGAAACGGCTTTGCACCGGCACCATGCCCAAGCCGGACTTGAGGGTCGGCGGCTCGCCCGTCTGGTATCCCGAAACCTTGGACGCATGGCTCAAAACCGCCGCGCCGAACGCGCGGCCTCAAAACCGTAGGGAGAACAAGAAATGACAGGCGTGTTTGAACCCACTGAGCGGTCGCTGATGATCGGCAGGCGGCTCAAGAAACTCCGCAAGATGAACGGACTCACCCAGGAGCAAGCAGTTGCCCGGGCAGGTCTGACGGTCGCGGACACCACGCTGTCACGTCTCGAACTCGGTCAGCGGCTCGCCCGCGATGGAGAACTGTACGCGCTGGCCAAAGCCTACGGCGTCACGCTCCAGCACATCACCAGGCAGGACTCAAAGGTGGATGACCCGACGTTCCAACTCGGCGACGTCTACCACCACCAACCGCTGAAGTCCCAGCCGGAACCGGCACCAGCCGCCGCGGCGATTCCCAAGCCAGGCCCGCACCTCACCGTCGGCCACGCGCGGCCGTCCGTCGTGAACCAGCCGCCGGTTATGTCGTCGATTCCCGCCGGCCTGCCCCCACAGCGCTCATCGTCCGCCGTGATGACTCCATCGGAGTACGTCGAAAAGGTCTACGTGCCCAGCCTGGAGCGCCGCGTCCAGGATCTTGAGGCGAAGCTTGAGCGGGCCAACCAGATGCTCAAGGCCAACGGCTACCAACAGGTACTCCTGTGATCACCGACGCCGCACTCGCCCGGGCTGAAGACCTGGCCGACTGCCTTCCGGAGACACCAGAGAACTACATGACCCTGCGCGCACTCCGCAGAATACTCCACGGCCAGGAGTGCAACCCACTGGCCATTGCCACCAGAAAACAAACAACACCAGAGGAATAAACAACACCATGAATAAGACAGCAGTCACCACGTTCGCGCTTGCCGCAGTCCTGGCCGGGTCACTGGCCGCATGCTCCGGAAGCAACACCATCGCACCGCCCGCCCCAGCGGCGTCGCAGGCCGCGCCCGCGACGCCGACCCCGACCCAGCAGTACGCCGCGGACTTCGGCGGGTCAGTGACCTATCCCGGCGGCGTCAAGGTCAGCGTGTCCCAGCCGACCGTCGTCCAGACGTCCGCCACGGCGTACAAGGCACTGGACGGCAAGGCGGTCGTCACCACGGTCACGGTCACCAACGGCTCGAAAGATCCGGTCAACGCGTCGCTGATGGGCTTCCCCCGGCTCCGCTATGGAGCGGACGGCGTGGAGGCCGTGAACGTCACCGACGTCGAACAGCACATCGGCGACGGCTCACTGAGCACCATCCTGCCCGGCGAGACGCAGAGCGTGAAGCTGGGCTACGCCGTCCCGCCGGAGGGGTACAGCCAGGTCCGCGTGGAAGTGAACTCGCCGACCTACAGCGACCAACCTGCCATCTTCAAGGGGGCCATCAAGTAGTGGAGGTCTACGTCGCCAGGCACGGCAAACCGGACGTGCGGTTCGCCGAAGCGGAGCAGTCCAACGCGGTCCGGATACGCATGCCGGACGGCGTCGTTTTCTCGCTCCGGCAGAACCGGGAGGGCGGTCTGGACGTAACAGAGTCCACACATCGTCACTTGGTGGTCGCGCCCCGTGCGGCCAACGCGGTGGAGCTTATGGGAACGACGCCAGAGTCTTTCCAGGTCAGGCCCAACGACGGGTACGCCCGGGTAGGGCGCGACCAGGAGTAAGCATAATTCCACCCGGTACGCTTTCAGGGTTTACACAGGAACACTTGGTTATGTGACTCACATGGCCGAACAGATTGTTACCGAATACACATGTGACCGATGCTTCGACACCAAGCGGGAGAGAGAGTTCAAACGCGACGGCGCGGTGTCCCTCACCATCACCAGGCTGGACGACCGGCGAAAGCATAAGACGATGGACCTGTGCGGCAACTGCGTCGATGAACTGTCCACCACGTACCTGATGGCCAGGTCCACCGCGGACGTCATGTAGCCCAACAAAAAGAATGCCCGATAC